TTTTTTAGATTTTATTTTATTATCAATAAAGAATTGAGTTGAGTCAGAAATGTAATGAATTTCGTCATTTGGTAATATTGATTGTAGTTTATTATAAGTCATAATTGTTTATTGTTTATTATATTATCAAGTTATATTAGTATTATAGTTCGAAAGTGTATATTTGTTTATATGTGAATAATGTCAGTATGTCACTGCGCAATGTGTCATTGTGTCATATAGTAATATTTAAATATTAAGATATTAAATGATATATGAGTAATATAAATGAGAATATAAATAATGAAGTTAATGATGTTAAGAATGATTTAATTATTATTGATTTTAAATTGTGCATTGTTAAAAGTTTTATTTGTTACATATATATTATCAGAGTATATTCGTATTAACTTTCGCTATATATAAAAATGAAAATATGGGTAAAAAGGTGGAACCCGGGTAAAAAAGTTGAATTTTTCTGGAGTTTGGCATGGTTTTTGAGGAGGGGGGACGCCAACCCTCGTATTATGTGATACTTTTCTGAAATATCTTCCCCCCTTATGATATTATACTACGTATAATATCTAGATAGGAGTAAGGTATTATATAATAGATTATCTATATTACACAGTAAAAAGTAAATTTACCTGTTTTTGTGTAAGTATATTCTATGTATACTAAAAATAAAAATATGGCAATAATTTCTTCATATCCATTAGCTGCGCCAAGCGTAGACGATTATGTAGTTGGCACAAAACTACAGACAGATGGTGTAAATATAAACCCTACTAAAAACTTTACAATAAGAGAAGTTGTAGAAGTAGGAGTAGCAGGTATTCCTAAAGCAATTGACAATGCAGATGCGTTAGCACAGGGCTTAGTTGCGGGTCAATTATACCAAACAGATGGTACTGGTGCAGCACCTTTAAATGTACCGGGAATAGTAATGATAGTTGTATAATTGCATAAAGACAGCATATGGCAATAATATATTCGTATCCAGAAGTTAAAAAACCTTTAAAATTAGACGGTAAAGATCTTTTTGTTTTAAGCAAGATGGATGCAGCTGGCAGACCTACAAAAAGTGTAAAACTAAGTGATTTAAAAAGCTATATAAATAGTGGAGGAGGTTCTGGTGGTGGAGTTTCAGGTAGTGGTACTATAGATACTATACCAAAATGGACTGCAGCTGATACGTTAGGTGATTCTTTAATTAGACAATCCCCTAGTAATCCACAAATATTTATATCAACTGATCCAGCTTATGTTTCACAAGGTAGATTAGATGTAGATGGAACAACTAGAACTAAATCATTGAATGTTAGCTCTGGTAAATTTTTTGTAAACGTCAATCCTGGATTTAGTTACATACAAGCAAATAACTACGGACAAGGTAATTACTTTACTACTGGACAAGCTGTTAACCAACCAAAATATATACCAGCTTTTGGAGATACTGGTAAAATAATAGAAAGTTCTAGATATAAAACAATAAAAATAACAAATACAGATACTACTACAGGTAGACTTGCTAGTGGAACTGTAACGGGTTTTACAGGAACAAACGCTGCTCCTACGTCAATAACATTAGATGTAGATTCTGGAACAATTAATATAGGTGATGTAATACAAGTTGCTCAAAACGCATATGTACCTAATTTAATTGTTGCTGGTATAACACCTAACGGTGGTGTTAGCTTTACAGTAACATTTACAGGTTGGCCACTTGCAGGAACAGATGTGTTTATAGGAAACTATATACAGTTTCTTGAATTTGGTTTTGATGGTGTAGAAATAATACCATCTCCTGGTCAAGGTAGTTTTAATTATGTACAAGAATTATTATTTTTCTATGATAATAACGGTGGTCAATATAATTTTGCACCTAATCCTGGCGCAAATGTTAAAGAGGCATTTATAATAAAATATGCAGACGCGCCCGCTGGTACTCTAGTAAAGCGTGAAATTGCAAATGTTGATGAATCTCCATTTAATGTAGCTGCATTTGAAGACTGGTATATGAATTTAAATGTGCTTACTGAAAGAACAACGCCTACCGGTGCATCAATACGTCCTTGGGCTTTTAAAAATAGAGCTGTTCTTTTACAAACTGATAATATAAGAGGTACAACTGGTGGTTCTCCTGTTTCTTACATAAGAATAAAATACTGTGTATTGAACGACGACTATAGCTGGATATTTAACTCTGATCAAACAATTTCATAACATGGCAATAGTATATTCATACCCTCAAATAACAGAATTAAACGCTAATGATAAATTTATTGTTAGTAAAATGGATCAAGATAATAATCCTACTAAAACAGTAACACTGGCTCAATTAGCTAGTTTTATAAACTCGACAGGGTTTTCGGGATTTGGAACAACTGATACTTTACCTATATGGAAAGATGGACCAAACGGGATACTTGGTGATTCAGTTATTAAACAAGCGCCTGCAGGAGCGGCGAATACTGTTAATATAATACCAATTGATGGCGGAGGTAATTTTTCAGATTTTTCATTTAATTCTGGCGGTGCTTTAAAATTAGACACTGCAGGTTTTACTGAATATGAATTTAGAGCACAAAATGGAGGGTTTTACAATAGAAGTTTTAAATTTCAATCAAAAGAAGGAATATCTATAGGTAGAACTTCAATATCAGGTAATGTAATTTTAGATGTAGGAGATTCTGGAGACACAAAACCGGCAGCTTGGTTTAGAAACGGCGTAGTAGTTTCAAATAATCCAAGTGGTGTACAAGTTGACAACACATCAATGGTAATTGGAGCTGGTAATAATGATATTGTTTCTGGTTCTGATAATTCTTTAGCTGTAGGTAATAATAATCAAATATTAGCTGATTCAGATCATTCATTAGCAGTTGGTCAAGGAAACACCATGACCAATGCTGATAACTCTATAGTGGTTGGTCAACAAAATAATTTAACTGGTAATAGATTATATGTATTAGGTTTTAGCAATGATTTAACTTGCGCATCGGCTTTTGCTTTAGGAGGCGATAATAATATAACAGGTACACAGAATAACTTTGCTATTGGTTATAATAATGTTGTTTCAGGGCCACAAAAAAATATTACAATTGGAACTAGTAATACCATAACCAATGATGGTGGTTTAGGATATGAACAAGCTACAATAATTGGTAACTCATGTAGTTTAACTACGTCAGTAAGCGGTAACTCTACTCAATATGGTATGATTGTTATTGGTTCTCAAAACCAACAAAAGTACCCAGGTCCTACAAGTGGCCAGCCATTTAGACCAAAAATTGTTTTAGCAGCCGAAATAAGTGGTCCAGGTTTAGATGCATTAGTAATATCAGAAGGAATAGGAGGTATTGCATCTATGTTACAGTCTCCTGCTCTACTATCACATAACTTTGCAGATGACACAGCAGCGGCTACAGGAGGCGTTCCTGTTGGTGGTTTATACCACAATGCTGGTGAAGTTAGAATAAGAACAGTGTAAAAATTGTAAAAATTGTAAAAATTTAATTTAATGAGTAATAATATAAGGGAAGATGGTGGTAGTAGCAAGCTACCATATCATCGTGAAAAATGGGATGAAATATGTGAAAGATATTTTAAAAAATCAAATTGGGATATTGAAAACTTTCACGGAGACGTTTTATACGTCGGTATGGGTAGCGCTTATGGCCCAAGAAATCAGTCTAAAAATGTAAAAACTACTACAATTTTAGAAAAATACCCAGAAATAATCGAAAAATTTAACGATCCATCACAAGATTGGAACGTAATTCAAGGTTGTGCTTACAATTATGAGTTTAACAGTGAAAAGTTTGATATAATAATGATTGATATTTTTGCTAGATTTATTTATTTAGATGAATATAATAAACTATTAAATAAATATAAAAAATATTTAAAAGACAACGGTAGAATTTTAACAATAAAAACATTAAATTTTAAAAAATAGGAATATGTACGGATATATTAGGCAACCTGATGGTGTTTTAAAACCAATACAATTAAACGGTATTAAAAATATCTTTAGAGAAGGAAATTCACTAAATATAGTTTATTTTCAAGTAGGATCAACTCCATTAGAAATACCTAGAGTAGACCAAGGGGTTTATTATTTGACTGGAAATGTTAAAACTTGTATAGAAGATCCTAGCTACCCTGGAGCATATAAGACAGATTTATATACGTTGTCTAGTACTGATTTTGTCAATGGGGATGTAAAAATTTCATTTGGAGATACTCATTTAGATATTTTAGAGGTTTTCACAAAATGGATGAATTCTATTTTATCAGGTGTAGTTCATGCTAGTAGTGATGTAACATTGAATGATTATTCTCCATCTCTTAAAGTTGGTTACGCATTTAGTGCAGAATCTTCTTTACCAACTGTATTAGCTTATAAAATTCCAGAAGGACAAGATCCATGTGAAGTTGTTCCTACAATTGAAGGATCAGAAGAGTGTGTTGTTGCATCCGACTTAACAATTAATGCGACTCCTCCTGTTCATACTAATATTTTTAAAACTATTTGGAACGAAACAGATAAGACATTAAATTTAGAACCTTTATTTGATGGTCAATATATTTTATGGCAATGGATTGCTGCAGAAGAATGTGCAGAAGGAGTAACATGTTATCAACCATGTGCAGCTGAAGGTGGTTCACCGCCAGCTACATATAGAAATGCTATAGCTAGTGATCCTGGTCAAGTATTAACTACAATTTTTGCAGGTGCAATAAATGGTTATACTATATGTGAAGCTAATATACAACAAATATTTACATCTAATAGAACTTCTTATACTCCTGATGTATTTGATCCAAATAATCCAGCCGCTGGTACTCCGGTAGCTAATCCTACTGGTGGTATAGCTTATGCTATTAGTGATCCTGGGTGTTGTGGTATTGCAACAGGAGGCGTTTGGCCTACAGCAAGTGGTCCAAGTCTTTTAGGTACTTCATTAAATGTTGGTGATCTTTATAATAGTTCAGATTTTAGAATAAGACAAACTGGACTTGGTGTTACTTGGCCTGGTGCTAGTAATAGTAATGGAACTCAAATTTCAGGATATGAAAATGAAATAGGAACTCGTTTTTGTGATTCAGTTGATACAAATGTTTATGCTCAAGAAATAGTTATTCCATCAATTATTTCTATAGGTGGTCAAGATGGTAATCCTACTGAAGCAGATTATAATACAAAACCTGTTATAAATCCTACATTTGGTAAAGACCAAGTATATCCTTTTAACATAAGTCTAGCTGTTCATGGTGGTATGGCTGATACAATTGTTCCACAAATAGGAATTTCAGGTATTAACATGAATGTTTTAACTATTGAAGCTGGAACATATACTTTAGCTAATGGAAGTCCAAATCCAGAATGGTTAATAATGAATGGTGTTCCAACTGTAGTAGATGCAGCTGAAGGTGGTTTATATAGATTAGATGAAAGTCTTTCACAATCAAAATTAGCTGGTACAACAAATCCAGAGAGTACATACGTAGGAGATACTAATCCAATATTTTGGAGAAATGGAGCTCCAGAAAGCAATGCAGCGGGTGGAAATGCTTGGATAACAATAAAAGGTATAAATATGAGACCTTTATGGAGAATTAAAGGAAGTACTTGGAATCAAGTAGTAAATTCATTTACTGATGGATATACCGGCACTAAAACTTATTCAAAACTAGTAGAAGCTGGTATTATTCCACAAGGTGAAGCAGGTTATGGTTATGTACCTGAACTTACAAGCGCTAACCTAAGAATGTGGCAAAGATCAATAACAACAGATCCAAAAACAGGAGATGTAACAACAACTGATTGGACATTATATAGTCCTGCCAATACAACTGCAGCTGGTTTATTACCATTAATGACTAATGAAAGTTTTGAAGCTCAAAGTGGTCCTCCGCCGTGGGAAACGCAAAATACTGGTACGTATGTAGTAACAATTCCAATATTACTACCAGAAACAGATCCAAAACTTTTAGCTGCTGGATTTACTCATAGAGCTTTTGGTGCTGGAAGCATGAATGATACTGAGACACTTTGGAGTGGACCTCCACAAATTGGATCTATTGAAAATAAATATAGAATAAGAGGTGTTGGTATGACTCAATCAATGAGCGCACCATATCCATGGGAAGTCGCACCAATAATACAACCAAATCTAACAGGTAACTGTAGTTAAAAAAAAATAAAAATGAAACACGCATATATAAAAATATATAATCAAGCAAGACAAGAAGTAGGATTACCAGCACCAAGTCCCGAAGAAGCAGCGGCTGCTGAAGCGCAAGCGCTTGCTCTTATTGAACAAGCTAGAGATTTTGCCGGACAGTTAGCTGATGGAAATCCTAATGGAGCAAATTATATTGCAAATAGTCCTTTTTGGAAATATCCATATAATTGTGCATCAGATTCAAATCCGTGGTTATATCCAATAAGCGCTGAAAATGGTTTATTTTTTACAGATTTAACTGGACCTGATTTTTCAGATGAACAATCACCATGTGGAGGCGGAATGGTAGAAGAAATGCTAGGATAATTATAAGTATAAAATTAAAAATTAAAAAAAATGGAAGAAGAATTCATGGAACCGGGACATTTTAGTAGTGTACTTCCGGATCTTAACGATCAAGTAGAAACATTTTATAATTTAGTAAATCGAGGTACAGAAACGGTATCACCTCAATATTTAAATTTATTAAATTGTAATAGTGTTACTAGTATATTTAGAACTATAAACACTAGTATTCCTGTTGATGAAAAAGGCGTGCTTACATTAAGCACATTAGTAACTCCTACTCTTACAATTGAGTTTTCTGAACCTGGACCACCATTAATTTTAAATTTTAATATATGGCCAGAGTTTACAAATGAAACTGATGATGCTAAGATTCAAATAATTGAAAAAAGTAGTTTATTTTGGGGACATAATACAGCAGGAATTCCAGAATACGACCCTGAGTTTTGGCAAAAAGTACAGTATGCGCAAGAAAGAGCAGCAGTACAATTAGAAAATGATTTAATGGAAGCAATGAGAAAAGGAAGACAAGGTACTCAAGCTGTACACAGCTTTATACCTAAAGTAGGAATATTTTTATCAGCTCCACAAAATACAGAATCAGCATTAGTTACACCAGGTGGTGAAGTACCAGAAGGACCTGGCGGTGGAGATTTTCCTGAAGAAGAGTTTGCTGGCCCAGAATTCGGATAACATACCCTGCTCGGGTAGAGCAATAAACCAAATATAAACTTAAAACCAAAAACTATGACGTTTTATTACCAGACTAGATCGTGGAATAGTCAACCACAAACACCTCGCAGAAAAGAAAAACTGGAGGATAACCCAATTACCTAACGGTTTTTATCAAACTGAATACCAAGATCCCAATGAAGATACTTGGAACGACGTGACAAGAAGAGAAACTATTGAAGGAGCAGAAAAAGCTATTGATGGTTCAGTAGAACATTATGCTAAAAAAGTAGATTTCTTAAAAGGTCCAAAAGTCGTAAAAACCTTTGAATAATTAAATTAAATTAAATTAAATTAAATGATAGTAAAAAATCTGAACTTTGGCGATGAAGCCAGAGACCAGGTATTTAAAGGTATAGAAAAACTCACAAATGCTGTTAGCTCCACATTAGGAGCTGGCGGTAAATGTGTGATTCTTGAAGATATGCAAGGTAACCCAATAATAACTAAAGATGGTGTTACAGTTGCTGATTCAATAACCTTATTAAATCCTGTAGAAAATATTGGCGCTAGACTTATAAAAGAAGCAGCGCGTAAAACAGTTAAAGAAGCTGGTGATGGAACAACTACTGCTACAATACTAGCACACGCTATATTAAAAGAAGCATATGCTAAACTAGATAAAACAAATGCTAGATTAATTAAAGAAGGTATTTTATCAGCTGTAGACAAAGTAATAGACTATTTAAACAACACATCTGTTCCAGTTGATGAAAAAATAAAAGAAATTGCTACAATTTCAACTAATAATGATCCAGAACTAGGAGGTTTAATAGCTGATGCATTTATGGCTGTTGGTAAAACAGGCGTTGTAATAATGGAACCATCATCATTAGGTGAAACTAAAATAGAAATAGTTGAAGGTGTAGAATATGATAAAGGTTTATTAAATCAAAACTTTATAACAAATAAAGAAAACTCTACGTGTGAATTAGAAAAACCACTAGTATTAATAGTTGATTCTAAAATAGATTCAATAAGACAAATACAAGGAGTTTTAGAGCACGTAATAAAAGCTAATAAAGCTTTATTAATAATAGGTCAAGTTGAAGCGCCTGTTTTATCTGCTCTTGTTATGAATAAAATAAAGGGCAATATAAAAATAAATGTTATTGATCCACCAGCGTTTGGATTAAGACGTAAAGAAATATTAGAAGATTTATCTTTACTTACAAGTGCTCAAATAATAAACGAAGATCTTGGAGATGATCTAAATACAATACAAATAGATTACTTGGGTGAATGTTTAAAAGCTACTACTAGTAATGATCAAACTATAATTCAAGTAAATGAAATAAATAATGAAGTAGAAAATATAATTTCTAATATAAAAGAAAAATTAACTACTAAATTAAAACCGCATCAAGTTATAGGCTATGAACAAAGATTAGCTAGATTATCTGCTAAAGTTGCTATAGTTAAAGTTGGTGCTAATTCAGATATTGAATTAAAAGAAAAACAAGATAGAGTAGAAGATGCTATATGTGCTACTAAAGCCGCTATAAAAGAAGGTATTGTTCCAGGTGGTGGAATTGCATTGTTAAACGCAGCTACAAGTATTGACGAAGAAAATATTGGCGAAGAGATATTATTAAAATCTATATTATACCCATTTAAAGTAATACTTGAAAACGCTGGCATAATTCCTAACGTTCCTGAAAAAGAAGGTTATGGAATAAATGTAGTTACAGGAAATATGGTACACATGATAAGCGAGGGCATAATTGATCCATTATTGGTAACAAAAAGCGCTTTAACTAATGCGGCTTCTGTAGCAACTACTATATTATCTACTGATTGTGTAATTAATAATATTAGAGTAGATGAAAGCAGTAGGTAGAAATTTAATTATACAACAAGTAGAAGAAAATATTACAAAATCTAAAGGTGGTTTGTTATTAAGTAAAAATGACAGAAGTGATATTAGATATATTGAAGCAGTTGTTGTTTCAGTAGGTGAAGAAGTTCTAGGTGTTAAAAAAGACGACAAAATATTTTACGACAGACATGCTGGTCATTTTATTGAATTAAACAATAAAAGCTATCATGTTATTAAAGACAAAGATGTCGTCGTTGTTTTATGAAAAAGCTAGAGGCGTCAGATATTAAAGATCTGAAATTGCTGCAACATTACCGTATAATACGCAAATGGGCTTGTAAAAACAACGGCTTAAACGATGCTGATTTAGAGTTATTAATATATTTAGATTGCATTGATTTATTTAGTAAAAAAGATTTTGAAATGGGTAGTTATTCTTATAGTTGGGATAATAGACGTTGGAATAAACTTATAAAAAATGATTGGATTGTGGTTTGGAGACATAGAAATAGAACTACACAAAAATATAATATATATAAAATATCATTTAAAGGTAAGCAACTTATAAAAAGAATTTATCGTATAATGCTAGGTGATGAAGACATACCAACTAGTACTAAAAGAAATAAGATAATGAAGGGTAAAACTTATATAGATAAAGTATTACAAACTTCAATTAAAAATGTAAATAAAAACAGATGAAAAAAAGTCCATTAAATTTCGGCGCATTTCAAATAGCTAGTAGATTATTTGGTAGAGGAGGAGGAAATAGGTCAGGTGGTGGCTTAGATAATAGGGTAAGAAGATTAGAGCGTTTGATGGCTGAAATTAGAGGAGAAAAAACAGGTAGTGGTACTGATGATAGTATAAAATCTGTACAGGATAATTTAATTAATCCATCATCAGCAGATATGATAGGTAATATACAACCAATGGGTTATAATGAAACAGGTTTTTCAAACGAAATGGTTAGAAATTCTGAACAAATATTTAACACACCTGAAGAAAGAAATAAAATAATTTAAAACAATAATTATGCATAGTAGAAAATACGATCCAGCAATGGAAAAATTAAAACCAGGTACTAAAGTTGGTATAGTAGGTGAATCACATATATGGGATGGGCCATTAGACCAAGTAGGAAGACCTCATGCTGAAGGTTCAAGTAGAGGACCAAATGGGCTAAGTGTGTTAAAAGCACCTGTTTCTTATAAAGGAATGCCTATTACCGAGTGTGCTAAAAGATAATATTAATAAATAAAAATATAAAAATGTCAATATATAATGGAGCAATAAAAGTAAGACCTTGTACGGTAATAAATATTCCTCAACCAGGTGTGGTTCAAGAATTAGATTTAGGTCTAACTGGTGTTTATAATAACGCTGGTCCACAACCTATTATAACAAGTCTTCCTCCTGCTACAACACAATTATTAATTGAAAACAACGTAGGTGGTGGTGATGTTATATACGCTGCAGACACATCAACTGCAGATGAATATATTTTTCAAATAGAATATATAGACGTAGCAACAAACACTATAGTTTTATTTGATATATGTAGTCCTCCAGCAGCAATAGCATTAGGAGATTTAGTTGCAGAGGTATATAGAGGAAATTACAACCCCACATTAGGAACAGGTGTAGGACCAGCGGGTCCAACTGGAGCAGGTAACAGTGAAGGATATAGTTTATACACTACTGCTGATGGAACAATGACGGTTTTAACAGTGAATAACGATCTCTTAATTTTACCCATGCCTGCAGAACCTAGTGTTTTAGATTTACAAGTAGTAAAAGTCTTAGAGGTAGTAGGAGCTGGACCCGCAACCCCAGACGTTTTTGCTTTTAGAGTACAACAATAAAAATTAAAAATTATGGCTTATATACAATATAGTAGTCCTTTTTTACAGGAAAAATTTCCAGAAATAAAAGAGGAAAATAAAGGAAAATTTACAGCCTGGGTAAAGAAAAATATGCCTGGTAAATCAACGTGTGAAGCGGCTAGCTCAGTAATGGCTAAAAAAGATGACTATAGTGAATCTGTAGTTAAAATGGCTAATTATGCTAAAAACTTTGGATGTTCAAAAAAATAGATTATGAGTTCACCATTTCAAAAAGCGTTTAGCGCTAAGTCACCATTAAATGATAAAAATGAATTATCAGCTTATAAAGGAGTAGATGCAGAAGATATTCCTGGGTATGATGATGGAGCTGGAGGTTTTGATGAAGAAGCTATGGTTTTAGCAAATAGCGCTCCAAATTCACAATATACAGATGAAGAAGCTGAAGCAGCGTTTGATAAAATTAAATATACTACTGACGCTAATATTAGAAAAGGAGCTGGTGTAGATTTAGGTATAATTAAAAATAAAAGTAAATAATGAGTTCACCATTCCAAAAAACATTTAGTGCTAAAAGTCCTTTAAAAGAAAAGACTTTTACTATGAAAGAATTAGATGAAAAAAGCGCAGAAGAAACAGCTAAATCTAAAGCAAATGCTGAAGTTCTTAGTAAGAAAAATATAAACAAAAGTGGCGGAGATGATGGTCCTTTTGCGGGTTATGATCCTTATGAAGACGCAAGTCATTATGAAGATGATGGTCCTTTTGCAGGTTACGATCCTTATGAAGATGGTCCACAACCTCCAACATTAAACACGCGTTGCAAATATACAAAAAAGAAAAAATAACATATAAAAATTAAAATTATGGCAGATTACGATAAAGACATGGCCGAAGAAAGAATTCAAATCAGAGATGACAAAAATAAAATCTTCGAAGATGATAAGAAAAAAAGAGAAGAAGAAGGTTCTACTAATAAAATGCTAGCCAGCAATTCTCCAGCTAAAAATCAAAATAAAGGGTATGCTGATTCTAGAGAATTAACAGATATGCCACTTACTAAAGATATGACTGGTGGAAGAGGTATGTCTTGGATGTCTAAGCATGCTACACAAAGATTTAGCTCGCCTGTAAAGGCCCACTTAAGTGATGCGCAAGAATCAAAATTACCTACAGAACTTCAAGCAGCAATGCATTACAATAAAGATGAAAAAGATGGATCTATGGCAAAAATGGTTTCACCTTTAAAAGATCAAGGTTACAACGCTAGACTTGATGACGCTTTAGGTGGAAAGCATGGTCACAAAAGCCAACCCCTTGTTGATCGTAGACATGAATCTGAAGGAATGGAAAGACATTTTGGTCATCACAAGTTTGCTGGTGATAAAGAGATGAAGTAATGCCTTTTTATTTAAAACCAGGTAAACATAATCAACAAAAACCTAAAAGTATAATAGATCCTAATTATACAGAAGAAAAACCTGATTTTAGCGCTGATGAAGTTATTGAAGCGCATAATTTTGCTTCTAAAGTTCAATCTAATTCTGGCTTACCAGGAAGTGGATTTGTAGCTAAAAACTTTATAAAAGAAGGATTAAAAAAATATGTTGGACCTTTAGCTGGAAAAATTTTTGGTCTAGCGGGAATGATGTTAACAAGTGAATCAGCTTATGCTCATCAAAATGGTCAATGGGTAACTAATCCTGATGGTAGTAAAACTTTTGAAAAAGTAAAATTTTATGAACCACCAGTAGAAAATAAATAATTATGGCTTTTAAATTAGGAAAACCACCATATACATATGATCCTACACCAGTGTATCATACTCCAATGGAAGAAGGTACTTTGGGTAAAGCTAATAATAATGGAACTATTATTATTAATAAAGATTTATGTGCTTCAGAAATACCAGATGTTGTAGATCATGAAAAAGTTCATATAGATCAAATGCGTAGAGGTGATTTAGATTATGATAATGAAAATGTATACTGGAAAGGAAAAACTTACTCTAGAAGTAAAATGCATGAAGGAGACTCTGCATTACCATGGGAGGCTGAAGCATATAAAAAAACAAAATAAATTAAATTAAATTAAATGAATAATAAAAGTAATGAATCTAAAGGTTTGGGAGATACAATACATAAATTTACAACTGCTACTGGAATTAAAAAGGTAGTAGATGTAATATCTGAAAAAGTAGACAAACCTTGTGGTTGTAATGAAAGAAGAAACGCTTTAAATAAAATGTTTCCTTATGGCAACAAAAAATAAAAAAAAATTTTCTGAAACTAAAGTAGGTGCTTTTTTATCAAAAGCAGCGCCTGGAATTTTAGGCACTGTTGGTGATGTATTACCTGATCAAGGTGTTTTAGGTATGGTTAAAAACTTAATACATAAAGAACCTGATACAGTATTACCACCAGAAGATAAAGAAAAAGCTATTAAGCTTTTAGAAATGGATATGATAGAAATGCAAGAAGTATCAAAAAGATGGGACAGTGACATGAAATCAGATTCATGGCTAAGTAAAAACACTCGTCCTATGTCTTTAATATTTCTTACAGTTTCTATGATAATTTTAATAATATTAGATAGTTTTCAATGGACCTTCACAGTAGATACTGGCTGGGTAGAATTATTGAAGACTTTATTAGTCACCGTTTATGTAGCGTATTTTGGCTCACGAGGTGCGGAAAAATTTAAAAGTATAAGTAATAATAAATAATAACAACAACAACAACAATAATTATGGCAAGTAGATATTTAAAAATTCCTGTTGTACAAAGAGTATCAACAACTATAGAAGGAGCACCGGGAGAGGAGCAAGTAGGTTCTTATAGTAAGATTCTGAAAACTTTAAGAATACCTCAAGAGTTTTTAGGAACTTCAACAGGTTCTTTATATTTTAGTGGTGAATTGTCTTCGAATAATGCACAAGCATTAAAATTAAATGACATAGCTTTAGATGAACAAAAAAAATGGACTGATCTTTATTTTGGTATAGCACCTACGTCACAGGACGACACTGGTTTTTGGATGCAAATTCCTTTAAATGTAAGTAAAACATTATGGCAATCAACCACCGTATCTCCTGTAGGCGGAGATGATTTTGATAACTATTTAGAATACAATGGATCTTTATGGTTAAGAATTTCTCAAGAAGTAGTGTGGGAAAATGCTGATGCAAAAGGAGGCGCAACACCTTCTAGAGTTTGGTATACATATCCTTTTTTATCAGATCTTTTTAAAGAAAACAATTCAGCATATGAATTAAGAGTTAATAATTCTGTAGCATATGTAGGAAATCAAGGATATAATCAAATACAAAAATTTTTACAAGATAAATTACAAAAAGCTTTAGTTTCAAATCCTGGAGCTAAAGAAACTTTATTAGATTTTGGAAAAACTGAAGAGAATTTAGATGCTGGACAATGGGAGTGTAAAGATGCTGCAACTCTTGTTGCTGAAGGATTAGATCCAAATGATGTGGTATTAGTAACTCAACAGTATCCAGAAGATGGTCGAGAGTTTATAAATGGTGTATGTAAATTAGTAGTTACATGTGCTGTAATAACTAACAGAGGACAAGGTGTTGGAAGTGTAGATGCAGTAGATGCTATACAATCCTATCCTACTTTAGCAGAGACATGGGGTTATGGAGACAAATTATATGACGATTCACATAATGGAGCACTAGCAAACTCAGTTGATGTTGCAAGTCAAGCAGGTGTAGTTCAAGAAATAAATCTTAATCCAGCGCAATTATTTAGTGATGGAGTAACTACTTATCAACAGTTCACTGGAAAAGATGATTTTACAAGTAAAACTATAGATGATAAATGCTGTGAAGGTTTTGCATCAGGACCAATAAAAGGTAAATAAATAACATAATAACATAAAACAATGAACATAGAATATTTAAATTTTAGAGGTTTTAACACAACTTCTCAAACAAAACCAGTCTTCCTCGATTCAGGAAAAGGTGAAGTACTGAGTTTTGATGAAATGTACTACGGTATAGAAAACACAAGAACACTAACCGTTAATAAAGACGATGTAATGTCTATATACTCTTATATACCTGAAATAGTAAATATTGGTAATGGGGCTTGTGAAGCTTGCAACGTTTGTTTAAGTTACAGAGTAGTATTAGGAGTAAAAAATCAAGGATATGTAGAGTTAAATATAGTATCTGACGTACCTGTTAACAACCTAACAGGTGATGGTGAACCATTTACTACACAGACAACGGCGGCAAGCGTGAGAGCATTAACAATTCCTTTTAAATCATGGGTATTAAATAACGGCACTGGTTATAACTGTTTACTTGGTAGTGACGCTGACTTCACTATTGCAACTCCTGTTGCGCCAATAAATGGAATTCAATATGAATGGACTGATGAAGCTATTAGAGCTTATTTTGGTGTATTTAATTCTAATATTGGAACTATTACTTCTGTAAGTGAATTAATAAGTAGATGGTTAGAAGCAAAAGTAAGTGATTATTTAGTAGCTAATCCAGGAGCACCAATAACAGATGTTGTTTTGGGCGAAGTAAAAGATTTTACTTACGATGGTGTAACTTACGGAGGTTTTAAATTAAGATTTGGTGGTATTGGAGTACCTTCCCCTGCTGTTAGCTCACTAGATGAGGGCACAGTTGTTTTTATCAAAAATAATGCAACCACTTATCCATTTAGATGGAGTGATATATACGCAATTCCTACATCAGCTGGTGGTGGTGGTGAATCAGAAGCATAATAATTAATACTTTAAAAAATGGCACAATATTTAGAATTTGAAGTTGTAAATAGTTCACAGCCATCTGAAGAAGGAAAATTTGTTATAGACAAAGATGATATAAAATTTGCTTATGCAGTAGATAACACAACGTATCGATTAGTAATGAATGATACGTTTGGCACAAGCGGTACTAATGTAAATTTATCATTAGACACTACAGTTGATGGAAGTGGAACAGCCCCGACAATTTCTAACAAAACGTTAAATGACAGGTGGGCAAGATTAATGACTGCTAATCCAGGTGGTGTAAAAACCAACGTTGGATTTGGTAGAGATAATAATAATGAACCGATATATATAAGCGGAGGATTATTTGATATATAATAACATAAGGGGTGTTTTTACAACACCCCAAATGTTGAATTAAATTTAATATAATGAGTAAAAAAGCAATAACCAAAGAAGAGTTAGACAATATATTAACTCTGCAAAACACAATAGCGCAACTATTACACAAAATAGGAGTTGCAGAAACAGAAAAACACGCGTTACTTCATGAATTAGCGGGTGTAAATCAAGATCAAGGGAAATTAAAAAATGATTTAGAAGATAAGTACGGTCCTATAGATATTAATTTAGAAGACGGAACTTATACTGAACATAAACCTACCAAAGATGAGTAATGTAATACGAAAAATTAGTATTGGATCAGATTATAAAAATGATGCAATGCATTACTCCGTTGGCCAAGAGGTTTATGGAGGTCATATAATTTCTCATATTTTATTTGAGCCTACTGACAATTCTTATAATATACATATTAAGAAAAAAGACGAGGTGTTGCCATGGAAAAAATTTAATTCACAAATGGCAATAGCAGTAGAATACGATCTTGAATATTAATGAAAAGTTTATACGATTTTATTGTACAACCAATAGGTGAAACATATAATAATAAAACAAAAGTAAATGGAAAAGACTTGATTTTAAATAATAAAATTGAGTCTTGGAAATTTGTAAATAGAAATGCTAAAGTTATTTCAACACCAGCGGCTTATAAAACAAGTATAAAAATAGGTGACACAATTGTAGTGCATCAAAATATTTTTAGAAAATTTTATGATATGCAAGGTAAAAAAAAGAATAGCAGAAGTTATTTTAAAGATAATTTATATTTTGTATCTTTAGATCAAATATATTTATATAAAAATAATGGAAAATGGCACACTTTTGGTGATAGATGTTTTATAAAACCTATAGAAAATAAAGATGTTTTAAAGCATGAAAAAACAATTCCTTATATTGGGATACTAAAACACACTAATAAGTTACTAGAAGCACGTAATATTACTTTAAATGATGTGGTTGGTTTTAAACCTGGAGCTAATTGGGAGTTTGTTGTTGATAATGAGTTGCTTTATTGCATGAAATCTAATGATATTGTAATTAAATATGGAAGTAAAAAAAATCAAAAGGAATATAATCCAAGCTGGGCGTATAGCTGTTGATGAGTTAATAAAGGTTGCTAAAGAACCAATAATTGACTTTGGTCCAGACATTTCCGCGGATAGATTAAAAAATGCAGCTGCTACTAAAAAATTAGCTATATTTGATGCATTTGAAATACTTTCTAAAATAAATGAAGAAGAAAATATTATAGAAGGTAAAGTAGAGCAAGAAACTAAAAAACCAAAAGAGTTTAAGGGTTTTGCAGAAGGGAGATCTAAGTAATGTATAAACAAGAATTATACAAGGTATTAAAAAACCATATAAAACCTAAAGTACTTAAACAACAGAATAGATATAAAAAGTGGAAGTATGGATATAACAAGGAGCATGATATAATTGTTATAAGTAAAACAGGCGAAATAGGTGAAATATACGAAATACAAAATTTAAAAATAGCTTTACCACTAGAAGAAAATACTTTTAAATTTTCAGAAGATAAATGGGAGTACACACCTCTACCTAAAGAATTAAAGCGAATAAAAACTATATTTGACTGGGAAGAATATCCTTTAGATTTTAAAGAAACTTGGTATGATTATATAGATGAAGAATTTAATCGTAGAGAAAAAGGCTTTTGGTTTTACAACCAGGGTAAAGCAACATATTTAACAGGTAGTCATTATATGTACCTACAATGGAGTAAAATTGATGTAGGTAAACCTGATTTTAGAGAGGCAAATAGATTATTTTTCATATTTTGGGAGGCTTGTAAAGCAGATGTTAGATCATATGGCATGTGTTATTTAAAAAATCGACGTTCTGGTTTTTCATTTATGGCTTCAGGTGAAACAGTTAATTTAGCAACATTGAATTCTGATTCAAGATATGGTATATTATCTAAATCTGGACCTGATGCTAAAACTATGTTTACAGATAAAGTAGTTCCTATATCAGTTAACTATCCCTTTTTCTTTAAACCTATTCAAGATGGTATGGATAGACCTAAAACAGAATTAGCATATAGAATCCCAGCTACAAAATTAACTAGAAGAAAATTAATCGCTAATGAATCCTCTAGAGAATTACAAGGACTAGACACAACTATTGATTGGAAAAACACTGGAGATAATAGTTATGATGGTGAAAAATTAAAGTTATTAGTTCATGATGAATCTGGTAAATGGGAAAAGCCAAATAATATTCTTAATAACTGGCGTGTAACAAAAACAACTTTAAGATTAGGTAGTAGAATTGTTGGTAAATGTATGATGGGTTCAACATCAAACGCTTTAGATAAAGGTGGTAGAAATTTTAAAAAATTATACGATGATTCAGATGTTACACAAAGAAACGCCAATGGACAGACTCGCTCGGGATTATATAGTTTGTTCATACCTATGGAATGGAATTACGAAGGATACATCGATTCTTATGGCATACCTGTATTCGACACACCAAAACAAGCTGTTCAAGGACCACAAGGAGAAGATATATATTTAGGAGTAATTAGTTATTGGCAAAATGAAGTTGATGGTTTAAAAGACGATGCTGATGCTTTAAATGAATTTTATAGACAGTTTCCAAGAACCACTAAGCATGCTTTTAGAGATGAATCTAAATCTTCTTTATTCAATTTAACAAAAATTTATCAACAAATTGATTATAATGAAGATATAAATAGTAAAAAATTAGTAACACAGGGTAATTTTCAATGGGAAAGTGGGATTAAAGATAGTAGGGTTATGTTTTATCCAAGTAATCAAGGAAGATTTTTTATTACATGGATACCTGATCATATGATTCAAAATAGATATGTTGAAAAAAATGGTGTTAAATATCCAGGTAATGAACACATGGGCGCTTTTGGTTGCGATCCATATGATATATCTGGTACTGTAGATAAAAGAGGTTCTAACGGTTCTTTACATGGTTTAACAAAGTTTAGTATGGAAAATGCTCCTGCTAATCACTTTTTTTTAGAATATATAGCGCGACCTCAAACAGCTGAAATATTTTTTGAAGACGTGTTAATGGCTTGTGTGTTTTATGGAATGCCAATATTAGTAGAAAATAACAAACCAAGACTTTTATATCACTTTAAAAGAAGAGGTTACAGAGGTTTTGCAATGAATAGACCAGATAAAATTTGGAATAAATTATCAGTTACAGAAAAAGAAATAGGTGGTATACCTAATTCAAGTGAAGATATAAAACAAGCTCACGCTGCAGCTATAGAATCTTATATAGAAACTATGGTTGGATTTAATGGTGACTCTTATGGAGATGTGTATTTTCAAAGAACATTAGAAGATTGGGCAAGATTTGATATAAATAATAGAACTACTCATGATGCGTCTATTAGTTCTGGACTAGCTTTAATGGCTTGTAATAAAAATAGATACGCACCAGTAAGTAGAAGAAAAAGAGAACCTATAGAGTTAGGTATAAAGAAATATAACAACAGCGGTTTAGTTTCAAAAATAATTAAATAAATGAATATTACAACAAACTACTCTAGTACTTTTCCTAGTCAGACAGTGCCTGATGCGGAAAAAGCTACTCCCGAATACGGTAGAAAAGTTGCTCAAGCTATTGAAACAGAATGGTGGAGACAAGGAGGTAATGGTACACGCTTTGCATTATCTTATAACTTGTTTCATCAAAGAAGATTATATGCTAAAGGCGAACAACCAGTTCAAAAGTATAAAGATGAATTATCTATAAATGGTGATTTATCATATCTTAATTTAGACTGGAAGCCTGTTCCTATTATAGCAAAATTTGTAGATATTGTAGTTAATGGATTATCTAATAAAGATTATGAAATAAAAGCGTTTGCTCAAGACCCAGTTGCTTTAAAAAAACGAACTGATTATGCTACAGCTATTTTACAAGATATGGCTGCTAAACCTTATCTTGATAATCTTCAAGGTACATTAGGTTTAAATGAATATCAAACTGATCAAGCTAAATTACCTGAATCAGAAGAAGAATTAGATATGCACATGCAGCTTTCTTATAAACAATCTATAGAAATAGCTGAAGAAGAAGTTATAAATAATGAACTAAGTAAAAATAGATTTGATAATATTAAGAAAAGATTTAATCAAGATTTAGTTACATTAGGTATAGGAGCAGTAAAAACTAGTTGGAATAAAGCTAATGGAGTAACAGTAGACTATGTTGATCCAGCTTATTTAATATATTCTTACACAGAAGATCCAAATTTTGAAGATATATATTATGTAGGTGAAGTAAAAGCAATGACTATTCCAGAAGTAGCTAAAAGATTTCCTGGTTTATCAGAAGCAGAATTAACTAAAATACAAGAAACTCAAGGATATAGTTCACAAACTATGTATGGTTGGCAGACTTATGATCCTAACACTGTTCAAGTTTTATTTTTTGAATATAAAACATATAATACGCAGGTGTTTAAAATAAAGCAAACAGATCAAGGTTTACAAAAAGCATTAGTTAAAGATGATCAATTTAATCCACCTGAAAGTGATAATTTTGAAACTGTTTCTAGAAAAATAGAGGTATTATATCAAGGAGCTAAAATTATAGGTAATAATCAACTTATAGAGTGGAAGATGTCTGAGAACATGACAAGACCTTTTTCTGATACTACTAAGGTAGAAATGAGTTATACTATTTGTGCGCCACGTATGTATAAAGGACGTATTGAAAGTTTAGTAAGTAGAGTTACTGGATTTGCTGATATGATTCAAATAACGCATTTAAAACTACAACAAGTTATTGCTAGAATGGTACCAGATGGTGTGTTTTTAGATATGGATGGGTTGGCTGAAGTTGATTTAGGTAATGGTACAAATTATAATCCAGCTGAAGCATTAAACATGTATTTTCAAACTGGTAGTATAGTAGGTAGATCGTTGACACAAGAAGGAGATATGAATCCTGGTAAAGTTCCTATACAAGAGTTACAAACAGGTAGTGGTGGAGCTAAAATACAAAGCTTAATACAAACATATCAATATTACTTACAGTTAATAAGAGATGTGACCGGGTTAAATGAAGCAAGAGATGGTAGTTTACCTGAAAAAGATACTTTAGTAGGTCTACAAAAAATGGCAGCAAATGCTTCTAATACCGCGACAAGACATATTTTAACTGCAAGTTTGTGGTTAACACTAAGAACATGTGAAAATATTTCTCTTAAAATAGCTGATTCATTAAAAGATCCGCTAACTTTAAATGCTTTAAAAAATTCTATATCTACTTATAATGTAGGAACATTAAGTGAAATACAAAATCTTTCTTTACATGATTTTGGTATATTTTTAGAATTAGAGCCAGAAGAAGAAGAAAAAGCAATGTTAGAGCAAAACATACAAATGTCTCTTCAACAAGGTGGAATAGATCTAGAAGATGCAATTGATATTAGACAAGTTAAAAATTTAAAACTTGCTAATCAAATGCTTAAGCAAAAAAGAAAGCAGAAGCAAAAACAAATGCAAGAGGCTCAGCAAGCTAATATACAGGCTCAAGCTAATGCTAATGCTGAAGCTAGCGAGAGACAAGCACAAGCTGAAATGCAAAAACAGCAAGCTTTAACTGCATCAAATGTGCAGTATGAGCAAGCTAAAAATCAAATGGAAATACAAAGGCTTCAAACTCAAGCTCAACTAGACATGGAAAAAATGCGAATGCAGCATCAATTAACCATGGAAGTAGAAAAATTAAGAGTTGAAGCTATGAAAGAAAAAGAATCTTTTATTGAAGATAGAAAAGATAAAAGAACTAAAATGGAAGGGACACAGCAAAGTAAAATGATTTCACAAAGAAATAATGATACAATGCCTATAGATTTTGAAAACAACCAAAATCAAGCTCCCTTAAATTAATAATTAATTATATAATATTTTATTATGGCAGAACAAAAAGCGGCCGTAGAGGTCAAGCAAGAAGGTGACTTTAAAATAAAGTCTAAACCTAAACGAAAAACTAAAGACTTAAGTAAAACTAATAGTGAACCGGTTAAGGTTGATTTAACTAAACCAGAAGCACAAGGAGAAGTTATACCAGAAGTTGTAAAAGTTGATTTAACAGATAAAAAAGAAGAAGATGCCGTTCAAGAGCATAAAACAGAGAAATTACCTGATGATAAACCATCCGGAGATTTATCAAAAGTGGAAGACGAAATACGGGTCATCAATACAGATGAACAACCAGAATCAACCATTGAACGTGTTGAAGAAAATGTTGAAGAAAAACCAACTGTTAAAGAAGTAAAACAAGAAATAAAAGTTCCTGAAAATTTAAATAAACTAGTAGATTTTATGAATGAAACTGGTGGAACATTGGAAGATTATGTTAGATTAAATAGAGATTATACTGATATAAATGAAAATGTATTATTAAAGGAATACTATAAAAATACTAAACCTCATTTAAATGACGATGAAGTATCTTTCATGCTGGAGGATAGTTTTAGTTATGATGAGGAAGTTGATGAAGAGCGAGACATCAAAAAAAAGAAACTTGCTAAAAAAGAAGCTATTGCAGAAGCTCGTAATCATTTAAATGATTTAAAAAACAAATATTATGATTCTATAAAGTCTCGTAGTATTGTTAATGAAGATCAAAAAAAGGCTACGGAATTTTTCAATAGATATAAAGACGAACAACAAGTCGTTGAAGAACAGCATAAAAGATTTCAAGACAACACTAAAAAATTGTTTTCTGAAGATTTCAAAGGTTTTGATTTTAAAGTAGGTGACCAAAAATTTAGATATAATGTTAAAAATCCTAACGCTGTTGCTGATAAACAGTCTAATATTAATAACTTTGTAAACCCTTATCTTAATGAAAAGGGAGACATGGTAGATACAGCTGGTTATCATAAAGCTATGTACACAGCTATGAATCCAGATCAACTTGCTACTCATTTTTATGAGCAAGGTAAGGCTGATGGGATTAAACAAGTTGTGGACGGCTCTAAAAACCCTACTATAGATACGCCGAGGCAAGTTGCCGGTGGGGATGTATTTGTAAAAGGTTTTAAAGTCAAAGCTGTCAGTGGTACGGATTCGTCTAAACTTAGAATTAAAAAGAGAAGTTTTAACAATTAAAATTAATAAAAATGGCTTTAACCCCACAGTTTGGCTCAATTGTACCGAGTCAACAACAGGAAGTTTTACAGTCTAACTATTTACAGTGGACAGACGCTGGAGCTGCTAACTTTGCGGATTTTGCACAGCAGTATTTACCGGAAATCTACGAACAAGAAGTTGAAAGATATGGTAACAGAACTCTATCTGGATTCTTAAGAATGGTTGGTGCGGAACTTCCTATGACAAGTGACCAAGTAATCTGGTCTGAACAAAATAGATTACATATTGCATATGATGGCTGTACTGTAGCTGGTAACGTAATTAACGTTAACCCTACTGCTGCTGCTGATATTAACAACGTTATTTCTGCTAGAGCGACTGTAGTAATTATGGACGACTTTGGTGCTGAAGTAAAAGCGTTAGTATCTATATCCGATCCAGGTGCTAGTACAATTACTGTTGAACCTTATACAGCTGCTACAATTGCAGGTGCTGGTTTAGTTGGTAATGTAAAAGTATTTGTTTACGGTGCTGAATATGCAAAAGGATCAGTTACTCCTAACTTTGTACCAGGAGCTGGTGCTACTTCAACTCTTGCAAACGGACAATACATTAGTGTTGACCCTGCATTTACTCAATTCCAAAATAACCCTATCATAATTAGAAACAAATATGTTGTTAATGGTTCTGATATGGCTCAAATCGGTTGGGTAGAAGTTGCTACAGAAGATGGAACAGGAGGATATTTATGGTATCTAAAAGCTGAATCAGAAACTAGACTTAGATTTGAAGACTATTTAGAAATGATGTGCGTTGAATCAGAATTAACTGCAGGAGGTTCTGCGGTTGCTGCTGGTGCATCAGGAGCTATTGGTTCTCAAGGTTTATTTGCTGCTATCCAAGATAGAGGTAATGTACAAGTTGGTTTCTCTACAGCTACAGGTATCGGAGATTTTGATGAAATCCTTAGAAACTTAGATACTCAAGGAGCTATTGAAGAGAACATGCTTTTCTTAAATAGAGAGACTGCTTTAGAATTTGATGATATGTTAGCTAACATTTCTTCAGGTGCTGCAGGTGGTACTGCTTATGGTTTATTTGAAAACTCAGAAGAAATGGCATTAAACTTAGGTTTTAGCGGTTTCAGAAGAGGTTCATATGACTTCTATAAAACAGACTGGAAATACTTAAACGACGCATCTACGCGTGGTGGTATGGTTGGTCCTGCTTCTATTGAAGGTGTATTAATACCAGCTGGTACTACTACAGTATACGATCAAGTTCTTGGTACTAACATCAGACGTCCTTTCTTACACGTAAGATATAGAGCGTCACAAAGTGATGATAGAAGAATGAAGTCTTGGTTAACAGGTTCTGCAGGTGGAGCATTTACTTCAGATCTTGATGCTATGGAAGTTAACTTCCTATCAGAAAGATGTTTAGTAACTCAAGCTGCTAACAACTTTGTATTATTCCAAGGAGTATAACAACTATAAGGTAAGGGCGCTTATGCGCCCATATACCTTTTTTTTAATTATTTAATTATATTATATTATGGCAAAAAAGAAAAAAGAAGAACAGGTAGAAGAGGTTATGACGGCTCCTGCTCCTGTTAAAGAAAAACCAGTTAAAAAAAATAGCTGGGAAATAAAAGATAGAACTTATCTATTAAGAGGAAATAAAGAACCACTTACATTTACTATACCTAGTAAACATACTAGAAGACACCCTTTGTTATGGTTTGATTCAGAAAAAAACACACAAAGAGAGTTAAGATATGCTACAAATATGAGCTCACCATTTGTTGATGAGCAAAAAGGAGAAGTAACAATGGGTCATATTATTTTTAGAGATGGAATATTGTCAGTACCTAAAGAAAATATAGGTTTACAACAACTACTTTCTCTATATCACCCTATGCGTGATAAAAAGTATATGGAGCATGTTCCTCAACGAGTTGCTCAAGATCAATTACAAGATATAGAGTTTGAAATAGAAGCATTAAATGCGGCTAAAAACATGGATATTGATCATGCAGAAGCGATAGTAAGAGTGGAGATTGGTTCAAAAGTTTCATCTTTATCATCTAAAGAATTAAAAAGAGATTTATTATTACTTGCTAAGAAAAATCCTCAATTATTTTTAGCTCTTGCAAAAGATGATAATGTACAGCTTAGAAATTTTGGTATTAACGCTGTTGAGCTTGGTATCATTAAATTATCTTCTGATCAAAGATCTTTCCACTGGGGAAGTAATGACAGAAAATTAATGGCTGTTCCATTTGATGAAAACCCTTATTCAGCATTAGCCTCATGGTTTAAAACTGATGAAGGAGTAGAAGTATATAAGTCTATAGAAAAAAGACTATAATAAATATCAGGGGCGGATTCGTCCGCCTCTATATTAAACAATAAAAATATAATGGTAAACGTAAACACTGTATATAAAACCGTGTTGTTAATATTAAATCAACAACAGAGAGGATATATGACACCTGATGAGTTTAATAAAGTATCAGCTCAAGTTCAATTAGATATATTTGAAGCTTACTTTGAAAACTTAAATCAACAATATCGTGTACCACAAAATGATACTGAGTACGCTAATAGAATAAAAAACATACAGCAAAAATTACAATTTTTTCAAAGAACAGGTGCAACAACTTTTGTTGGACCTTATTTTGAATTAACACCTACAGATGTTTATAGGGTAGGTAGTGTTTTTTATAAAGGTCAAGAGCTTACACAATATTCTCAAAGAAATGAGTTAACACAAATATTACTTTCCCCGTTAACTCAACCTACTAAACATTTTCCCATATATTTATATGAAGAAGACAAGCTTTATGTGTATCCTACTGATATACAAGATGACATTACTTTTTCATATTTAAAAACTCCTGCTGATCCTAATTGGGCTTTTGGTGTAGGAAGTTTAGGTCAATTTGTTTTCCAACCTGTAGGGCCAACATCTGCTTCTGTAGATTTTGAATTAGCTATTTCAGAACAAACAAATATTATAATGAGAGTATTAGCATATGCTGGAGTTATAATAAATGACCCTACAATAATACAAGTAGCTGGCCAAGCGGTAGCTGCAGAAGAACAAAACGCAAAATCATAAAACATGGCACAACCAAATGGTGGTTTAATAACCGAAACTAATCAACAATATTACGCGGGTGCGCAGGGCTTTACAGTATCTGATCCAGCTGGTCAAAGTGATTTTACATTTACATTTGACACTGATTTAGTATTTGGTGACTATGATCCCGCTAATATAGATTATGCTAAAAATAATTTTAAACTTTATAGTAGTCCAACTGGTTTAACTTATACAGAGTATGTTTTACCATATACAGTTGAAAATAATATTGTTAAATTAACTGCACCACTAGCCCAAGGGGAAACACTAGTGTGTCAATTAAAAACAATAACAGGCGGTAATTACGGTAACAAAGATGCTTATGGTATGACCGTAGAACAAAACTATGGTGGTTATGCTTATATAACAGTAAAAGATTTAGTCAACAACTTTATGGTTGCTTATGTAGGTCAAGATAAAATAATACCTAGAGTTGATAGAACTGATGTTATATTTCATACTAAAAGAGGTTTACAAGAATTTAGTTATGATACATTAAAAAGTATTAAATCTCAAGAGTTAACAGTTCCACATAATTTAAGTTTAGCTTTACCTCAAGACTATGTTAACTATGTAAGAATATCTAGAATAGATGCATTGGGAGTACAGCATATATTGTATCCTACAAATAACTTGACTGACTCTCCTTATGAAATGCCTTTACAAGACAACATTGGGCAGCCAACTCAAGATAATTTTGGTGAAAATACTGAAGGTACTTCACTTACAGAGGAAAGATGGAAGAGAGCTAATACTAATTTAATTAATCAAAACTTTAATAATACTTTATTTAATGAAGGTGCTGATTGGTGGGGATATGACTGGGGTTATGGAGGTTTTTGGTATTATAATTATGGTGAATTATATGGTATGGAACCTCAATATGCTCAATATAATGGTTGGTTTAATATGAATGAACGTGAGGGTAAAATATCTTTTTCAAGTAATTTAAAAGGACAATTAGTAATAATTGAATATATATCTGATGGTTTAGCTTACGACTTAGATAGTAGAATACCTAAGTTAGCTGAAGAAGCAATGTACCAACATTTGCTATATTCTATACTTTCTACAAGAACAAGTACAGTTGCAATTGCACCTCAATATAAAAAACAAAGATACGCTGCATTAAGAAATGCTAAAATAAGATTATCAAATATTAAATTAGATGAAATAGCTCAGGTAATGAGAGGTAAATCTAAATGGATTAAACGTTAGTAAATGGCAGAAATTAAAAATACCTTTTTACAAGGTAGAATGAATCAAGACATAGACGCTAGATTAATACCGCAAGGAGAATATCGAGCAGCTGTTAATTTATTAATTAGTAGATCAGAAGGAGCTACTGTTGGTGAGTTTGAAAATATACTAGGTAATAGTGAATTAAGCTCTACAGTAAAAGGATTGCTAAGTAATATAATTGGAGTGCATGTAGATGACATTAATAATTTAATATATACTTTTAATACTAATTTTCCTTTACCAGCACAAACCTCAGAAAGAGCTGACAACACTAATGATTGTTATATTCAAAGACTTGATTTAAATACAAATACTTCTAGTATAATAGTAGATGGTTACTGGTTAAATTTTAGTAGACAAAAACCTATTAACCAGACTAATTTAGTAGAAGACTTACTTTTTTGGACAGATGATTTTAATCAACCAAGACGTATAAATGTAACTTCTGCTTTTAATTCACCATCTTATTATTTTAGAGAAAGTCAAATATCTGTAGCAAGATATTATCCTTATGAAGCTTTAATACCTATGGAAAGACAAACTGTAACAGTTTCTAATCCTAAAGGAGCTTCATCTGATACTGAAATATTTATAACTGCAGGTAATGATAAAATAAGATATGGAGATATTGTAACAGCAAACGATAAAACTGAACCAACAACATCTATTATACAAAATTCTATTCCACCAGTTAGAGTAGTAAAAGTTGTAAATAATACTGAATTTAAAGTTTGGCCTCCTATACAGCCAGGTGCATTACCTGATGGAGCTGTTATTGATTTTTCTAGAACTACAATGGAAAATAGAGCTGATAAATATGAGCCTAATTTTTCTATACAAGAAATTACAGAAGTATGGGACGGTGTTAATCCTTTAAATCCTGATCAAATCTTAATAGATGATTGGGAAATGGGAGGGTTTCCTAGAATAGGTGATTTAGTTAGAATAGTAACTAATATTGGTGGTAGTGTTGTACCTGATAATTTAAGAATAAAAAATATAGAGTTTATACTAGGAGATAATACTCCGCCATCAAAACCTGATTTTAGTAGATACACTCTAACTTTAAGTGAAGATGTACAAAACGGCGCGCCAGCTATTTTACAAGTTGGTGATATTATTTCTATAGCAAATAATGAAACTTATGATACTTCTTTTGATGGTGATACTAAATATTTAGATGATAAATTTGTAAGGTTTAGTTATAGATTTAGATTTGTAGAAAATGAATATTCTTTAATAGCTCCATTTAGTCAAATAATGTTTATACCTAAACAAAAAGGAGAGTTTAATTTAGGCCAAACAAATACTTTAACACAAGCTCCTAGTAATACTTTTCAATCAACAGGTAAAACAGAAATATATAACTATTATCAAGACGAAACAGATGCTTATACTAGTACTATATTAGAATGGTTTGAAAACAATGTAGATTCAATAGAGTTAAAAATACCTCTTCCTAATTTAACATCGTCAACTAAATCTAATATTATTCAACAAATTCAAGAAAGATTTCAAATAAACTCTATAGATATATTATATAAAGAGTCTGATGCTGAAAGTATAAAGGTTTTAGATACTTTAGATTTGTCTTTACAAAATGAAGATAAAATTGAAACAATACTATACGATGATGATATTAACGGTTTAACAACAAAGTTATATTTAAAATATAGTTATACGTCTAATAAACCTTATAAAACACTACCAGAAGATCAAACCACAAGAGTTTATGATAAAGTACCTATTAAAGCTTTAAGTCAAGAGTTAATATCAAATAGAATAGTTTATGGTAACTATTTACAAGGTATGACACCTCCAGAGTCTATAGAATACACAGCTAATTGGTCACCTAGAGATGCTCAAACATCAGACTATACAACTCAATATCCTTATAGTAATGTTAAACAAAACAGAACGTATCAAGTTGGATTTGTTTTAGCTGATTATTATGGAAGGCAATCAGATGTTATTTTATCTACCTTAGATCAAGTAGAGGAGTTTAAAGGTTCTACAGTTTATGTTCCATATAGATCAGCTGGAGACGCAATAGATGAACCTGTTATTGATTGGTTAGGTAGAAATTTAACATTAGATATTAGTGAAGAAATAGGAACAGAAATAAATCCTTCTCAAGGAAAACCTGGTATCTATAAAGAAGATGGAAATGTTGTTACTTTATCAGTAAATGATCCAGGTGAAGATTTTATAGCAAATAAAACTTATTCTACTCTTTCTTCTATTAGTGGTTCAGGTCTTACAATAAGAGTTACAGAAGTAGATCCTGTTTCAGGAGAAATATTGGCTTTTATTATTGCTACAAGTGGAGCAAATTATGAGGTTGGTGAAATAATAACGATTCCAAGTCCTGTATTTGGATCACCAAATGCTATATTACAAGTAGACGAAGTTGGAGTAGCTAATCCATTAGGATGGTATACGTATAAAGTTGTTGTTAAACAGCAAGAACAAGAATACTATAATGTATTTTTACCTGGTTTTGTAAATGGTTTACCGATATGTAATCAGGTATGGGACGGTGTAGATAATCAAACAAGTTCTTCTCCATCCACTTCTACATGTTCTAAAGTTGATTCTATACAAACAGAAAGAGGTAAAATTGCATTTGCTACTTTATTAAGTGAAAATGTAAACAAAATTCCTAGAAGTTTAGATGAAGTAGGACCTACAGATTTAGAATTTAATAGTGATGAAATTTTATTTATTCGAGTTAATAATCCTAATGTATTAGGAGTTACAGGTAGTGATCCATCCGTGTATGATCAAATTGATGCGGTTAACAAACAGTATTATCCTAATCAATTACAACAAAATGTTTTAACTATTGAAACTGTAAGAGACAGTGAATTACAAGCCGTTCCTTTTAAAAAATTTAGAAGATCACCTAATAGAGCTATTTGGCCTTATGTTACAGATGATGTAACTAATCATGCAGTACCATGTACTCATGGAGTAGCAGCTGTTGGTGTACAAGAGTATACTCAAAAATCAGGATTTAAAGGTGAATACAATTCAAATGTATTAGTTGCTGATACGTGTAGAGTAGAAAGTAATGGACCACCTATTGTTTATAGTGGAAACGTGTTTAGTGTTTCATCTGGTTCAATTCCTTGGGGAGATGTAGGAGATACAGCTCCTTTTTACGGTGCAGATCAAAATCCTTTTATAATAAAAATTGGACAAGTAACTAATTATGAAAATCCCGTTGGAGCTATTGTTGCTGGTCCACCATTAGAAAATCAAGGATGCGCGGCGCCTAATAACATAATTCCTCATGATAGTAATTGGCCAACAGAAGATGGTGAAGGTTTAAGATCTATGCGTCCTATATTAAGTATTGCAGAAACAAAGCCAGTGTTTTCATTATTAGATATATTTTGGGAATCAACATTAAGTGGTAAATTAGAAGTTTTAAATAGCTCTATAAGCAGCAATTACAATGGTGTTGTATCTTGTAGTATTAGTGAAGTAGAATTTCCTGAAGATGCAGCTACTGGAAATACTATTTCTTCTTCATTTAATTTTGTTAATGGAAGTGGGGCAAGTGCTACAGTGAGCAATGTATCTATAGTTTCATTATACACAGAACAATCTCCAAATGTACAATTAGTGCCAAGTGACTATTTTACTGTAGTTCCTAATCCAAAAATTGCAAATGAATTTGTAATTGAAACAACAAAAGAATATTGGTATAGACAAGATTCTATAAGTAGCGGTGCAGATATTTATATTGCTTCTTTACAAGTTGAATCTAGCAGTGGTGCAGAAACTTTTACAGATATTTTAACAGATGCGATTACATTAAAATTAGAAAACGATGCGCCGCAAATATACAACGATGCTGGTTACACAAGCAATGTAACAGGTACTAATATAGTAATACCTTCAAACCCAGATTATCCAGATACTCCTCCAGTTACTGTAAGTGAAATACTAACTTTATGGGGTTTAAATGGAAGCGTTGATACTAATAACTATAAAAAACAAATATTATGGGAAGTTGAAGGTCCTTTAGGAACACCTACAACAGATTTTGAATTAATAGCTGGACCAGATGAAGGATCAATAATATTAAAAAATACTGTAGAATTAACACCTGAAGTACCTTATAGCTTAACAATAAAAGCAACAGATGCTAATAATGGATTAGGCGCATTAACATCTGAAGTAGGTTTAAGTATAACTTTTGGAACTAGACCAGCTCCAAGATCTATATCTACACCTGCTAGTGTTTGGGCTGCTCCATCAATTTGTCCAGCTAAATACACTTCGTCTCATTATCCTGCATTTGGTGGTGTAATGAAATCTGGTGAATTTAGATTTACAAGAACAGATAGTACTTATATTGTTCAAGACTGCGCTGGTTCAAGCATACAAACAATATTACCTGGAGCACAACTACCAACTGTCACAGTACCTTATTACTGCTTTAATGTTTGTGGAGGAACTACTTCTTCTATATATGCAAATGGTGGAGGATTTGATGATGAAACACCACCTGTTGGATGTCCTGTTACAGAAAAAGGTAGAGGAGATTTATTTCAAGGAACTTTAGATTTAAAAATATTTACACAAAAAGTTAGTACTAATGTTTCAGCTGGTGATGTGCCTACTACTAGATTTGTAATACAATATAGAGCAAACTCTGGTGACGCATGGAGTTATATAGATAGTGTTCCAGTAAGTAAACCAGCTGATCCAAACGCATCAAATCAAATTTATGATTCTTCTGCACCTATTGTAATACTAGCACCAAGTAAATTAGCTATAGATCCTCAATGTACGAGATTTGGCGTTAGATATAAGTTTGATCAATTAGGTGAATATAGAGTTGTATGTTCTACTACAGGAATTAGAAGTGAAGATTGGGGTTGGTATATAGACTATGCAGACGGTACATACAGCGGAATATCAGATGCTTGCGAACCAAGCTAGTGTAATTAATATTAAAAACAAGTAATTATAAATTAAATGGCTTTAACTATAGATGTAAACTATTTTAATTCCTTTTATCTAAAAAGAGTTTATGGAACAGGAAAAGTGCAATTTGGTGCTAATGCTCCAGTAGATGGAAACATACCTTATGCTTATGAACAAGGTTGGTTACCAATAGAAGGTACTATAATACCAACTACTGGTATAAGAACTTGGAGAACAAGTGATGATTCTTTTAGTAACTTTGTATTTAATACTTTTTCTGGTTCAACTGAATTAGACTGGTGTATTGAAGAAGCAAGAATTAGAGGTGGTTTTAATAACACTAGTGTAGACTTTGGAGTTAAAGCTTACATTGTAGAAGATAATCCTAACCAACAAAGATTATCTAACACTGTTATCTATTCAGGTATTTTTAACGCTAGAACTGGTGTAAATAATACAAATCAATTTAGTGTTGGTGAAGAAATAACTAGAGGTGTAGATCCAATAAGTGGAAGTATACAGAGACTTTATGCTGAAGATACTAACTTAATAGTATTTCAAGAAAGAAAAGTAAATGTAGCTTTAATAGATAAAGATGCTATATTTACCGCGGAAGGTTTAGGTATTAGTACAACAGGAAGACAAGTAATAGGGCAAATAACTCCTGTTCCAGGAAATTGGGGTATTGGTAAAAATCCAGAATCATTTGCCGTATATGGTTATACAAAATATTTTGCAGATAAAGAGCAAAATGCTGTGTTAAAAATGGAAGGTACCAGTATTCAAGAAATATCTTTAGCTGGAATGACAGATTTCTTTAGAGATAGATTTAATGAATTAGGACCAACAGGAAGATTAGTAGGTGGTTATGATATATATAATAAAAACTATGTATTATCTTTACAAAGTTCTAGTGATATTGTTACTACTTTTCCAGCACAAGCTCAAGATCTTATAAATAATACGGTTGATTTATCAGGCGATATATCTACGGGTTATACTTTATCATGGGATGAAAGAGCTAAAGGTTGGACGGGTTTTGCAACATATACTCCTAATAATATTTTTAGTTGTATAGGTAAATTTTATTCAACTAATTTTGGAAGAGTGTATGAACATTATAGCAACCCTATAAGAAATAGTTTTTATAATCAACCAGCAGAAGCATCTATAGTTCAATTTGTTTTTAATCCGAATCCAAATATCACTAAAACATTTAAAACTATAAATTATGAAGGTAGTAATGGATGGGACGTGTTAAGTATAGAATCAGATAATACAGGTGAAATTGAATATCCAATAGGATCTGGTATTTATAAAAACTATAACGACGATGCTACTGGTGAAGTTAGAGAAGCAGATGGTGCTGGTTCAGGTGTAATATATAATCAAATATATAGTTATCAAGAAGGAGCATATTCAGAAAACGGAATTCAGTATAGAGCTGGATTTGATAGAAAACAAAATAAATATTACGCAGTTATACCTAATAATACACAAGATCCTATACCAGGAGAAGTTATATGGGGTAATCAAACTATGGGAATAAAAGGATATTATACAACTGTAACAATGAGTACAGATCAAACAACAAATTTAGGCGGACCAAAAGCATTATTTGCCGCCAGTAGTGAATATATAAATAAATAATTATGGCATTAGGAGTAGCATTAGGAATAGGAAGCAGTATTGTCGGGGGAATACTAGGGGGTAGTAGAGCTAAAAAAGCTCAAGCTGCTGCGCAAAAAGAAGCGGCTAGACTGCAGTCAAGACTAAATACATTGGAAGCAAATAGACAACCTATTATAAATCCTTTTGAAAGTATTACAGATCTTTCAAGAATGGCTACTGATTATTCATCTCAATTTAGTAATCCTTATGCTAATTTATCTGTTGCTACTCAAGCTGCAGAGATGCAGATAGAACAAACAGATATAGCCTTAGCTAATACACTAGATACATTAGCGCAAACTGGTGGTGGTGCTGGTGGTGCCACTGCTTTAGCAAAAGCTGCTGCTGCTAGTAAAAAAGAAGTTTCTGCTAGTATTGAACAACAAGAGGCTCAAAATGAAAAATTAAGAGCTCAAGGTGAACAACAATTAGAATCTAAAATTATTGGTGAAAAACAAAGAATAGAAGGTATACAGATGAGTCAAGCTCAAAGAGTTCAACAAGCTGAAGCTTCAGGGGCACAATTTGTATATCAACAAAGAGAAGCTAGAGAACAAATGCAAATTGATAGAACCGCAGCAATGTTAGATAACGCTAGGATGCAAGCTGCTCAAGCTGGTGCTGATAGAACAGCTGCTCTGACCGGTATGCTTGGAGGAATAACCAGTGCACTTGGTGGTTTGGGAAAGGAGTAGCCGGAGACGGCTCTAATATTCCAGATCTTACTGACAATCAAGTTGAGTTAGGTTTTGAACTACCAGAATAAAAAAATTAAATAAATAAAAATGTCATATAGAAATCCTAAATACACATATCAATCTCACGCGCCTTATTATCAAAATTTAATAGATGCAGGTGTAAAAGCTGGGCAACAAATTGATAAAAACATAGAAGATAGAAAAGAGCAAGAGAAATTAGAAAAAGAAAAGCAAGAAAAAATTAATGCAGCTAGAGTTGAAGCTGGAAGAGGAGCTAATCAAAGTCATGTAACTACTGGAGTTCAAAGTAATACTTATGGTAATGAGGTTACAAAAGGTGCAATTGGTAATTTTTTTACTGGTACTGGAGGATTAGTTGGTGATTTAACTATGCAGACAACGGGTCCTGATGCTCCTTGTAATAGAGCTGGAAACTGTGCTGAGTTAAATGCTAGACTAGCTACATTAAACAAGGCTCCAGAAGTAATTAAAGATTTTACCGAAAGAATGTTGGCTCAAGTAAATTATGATGATTATGAAAATTTTGATGAAAATCAAGGTGGTAATTTTATATTAGCTGCTAATGTATTAGGAAGTAAAGGACAATTTACTCCAGCATATGGTTATTCATATGATATAGAAGAAAATCAAATTGAAGGTGAAAACGGTGAAATGACATATGATGGTAGTTATAATTGGGTTTTTAAATTTGATGAAAATAAAGCTAGAAAACAAATTGAAGCTGATTGTGAAAAAATGCCTACTCAAGCTGGGTGTGATGATATTGATGGTCTTATTGATAAAATGAAATTTGAAGGAGATAGCTTTAAAATAAATAGTGCTGGTCTTAAACAACAAACATCAGGTAATCCACCTGGCAGTGTATTTGTTAGAACACCTAAAATGTCTAATGAAATGCAAGATATAATAACAACTTCAGAATTATTAATTGGTGCAGAAAGAGATGATAAAGGTCAAATAATAAAAGGAACTGGTACTTTTGATATTCAGAAATTTAAACTACAAGATGCAGAAGGTTTTGATGAATTTGTTACAATACAAGAAGGAACTGTAGGTGAAGGTGATACAGCTATGCCATTAAACATGTCTTATAATAAAATTGATAGACAAAAAGTAGAAGATCATATAGGCACTGAACTTCTTACAAAGTTTAATTATTACTCAGAACCTCAAAACCAAGGTCAAGCTATTGCTCTTTGGAATAAAGTTTTATCTAAAAAAGATTTAAGTGATATAAATGTAGAAGAAGTAGAAAAAGCTATAGGATTTGTACCAACAGAAGAAGATTTAAAAATATGGAGTTATGATGATCCTAATGGTTTAAGTGATAAACAATTGAAATTGTTTAAACATTTGTATAGTGAATACGCTGTAGATGAAATTGTAGGATTAATGGGTAACGAATTATATAAACAACAAAGAGCTTATAAACCAGTTCAAGAAGGAACTGCTAATCCAAAAGTTGACAAAGATCTAATATAAAAATTAAATAATGAGTAGAGAAGCTTTATATACTGAATTATATAAAAAATACGCTACAGATTTAACAGATGATCAAATTGCTGAAAAAGTAAAATATGCTTCATCTGTACCAGATCAACAAGCAGTTATAGATACTATTTACGAAAAGTATACTGGTAAAAAACCTACGTTTGATCAACGATTGTATATAACTAAACAAGTAGATCAACAAAATATAAACTCTGTTATTAAAAATGAAAATGCTAGAAGGCAAGCTGCGTACGAAAAACTAGTTGAAGATCAAAAAGCTAAAAAGTTAAAAGACGAAGAAGAGTGTAACCCAGGTAGCGAATGTGCTAAACTAAAAGCTGCAGAAGACGAGAACAAAAGAATACAAGATATAAATGATGAGTTTGATTCAAACTTTATTGGTGGCAAAAACTCTAAAGATCCAGATTATCTTAGATTAAAAGACGCAGATGCTAAAGACAAAGCTCTTTATTTAAAAGAAAAAAAGTTACAAGAGGAATATGATTTAAATGATAAGGGTGAAAAAAGTTGGTGGGGTAATATAAAACAAACTTTAGCCGTAGCTACTACTGATCCTGGTTCGTTTCTTATTTTTGGATTTAATAACCCTAAAGTTTATGCAGCTAATGCTCAACAAGAGTATGCTTATGATAAAGAAATGGAGTTAGAAGCTTTAGAGCAAGACATTGCAGCTGGAAACGTTACTCCAGAAAATAAGCAAAAACTATTAGATTTAACAGCTGATTTGCAAGGTGCTTATAGAACTGTAAATAAAGTTGATATAGTTGGAGCTCCAGAATATTTTGATAATAAATATCAAGAAATAATAGGTAGGCAAATTACTGAGTTAAATAATCGTTATCCTACAGAAGAAGATAAAAACACAGAAGAATATGCTAGAGAATACGCTGATATAAAAAGCCAAAGACCCGAAGATATTGAGTTAACAAAAGAAGATTTTGATAGTGAAACGGATTATAACTTATATAATCAAAGACAACAAGACAATAATTTAGTAGATCAATTAAGAAATAAACTTTCAAAAAGATACGATATTGCGCAACAACGAGGTGAAATGCTAGACGACGCTAGTTTGTATAGTAAAACCGAGTATGAAGCTTTAACTGAAGCTCAAAATAGTATATTTGATTATAATGATCCTATGAATGAAGAGTTTAGACTAGAAATGGATAGTATAGCTCAAAGATTAGGCATGGAAAATGGAGAGGAATTAGCTAATGGATTACGAAAATCTACAGATAAAAATAAATATATCAACAGGCTTCAAACAAAGTTAGACAATAAATTAAATAAAGATTATACAGCGCAAATAGACGAGCAATACGATGTAGCTGAAAATTGGTTTGGAGGAGGATATGAAATAACTATAGGCGCCAACGATGAAAGCACTACTTTTCAAGGAAAACAATTAATACCTAAACCAACTAAAGCTTTAATAGAACGTTCTCAAAAAGCTTTAGGAAATGAAGAAGATTTCATACAATCAGCTGGTAAAACTACTACAGTAGATGGTGTTGAAGTAGATGCTCAAAAAAATATACAAAATCAAGCTTTTCAAAATTTGATAACAAGTGATGCTACTATTAAAGCAATGATGAATAAATATGCGGAAGAAGCTAAACCAAAATTAGAAGCATACAAAAAACAGTTAGATACTAAATTTGATTTTACTAACAAAGAAGATGTTGAAGAAGCTAATAGATTGTTAGAACAAAAACAAAAAGAATTAACATTAGACAGGCTGTATAATGATCCAATGTTTAAGCAAATATCTACAGATTACGGTATGGCTTTAGATACCGCGTCAAGAAATTTAGATACATCGTTTGCAAGAAAAGATTCTTGGTTTTTAAATACTATAGATAAAGTAGACGCGGCTACTCAATATGTTCCTATAGTGGGTTTATTAGATGAAGTAGTTGAAGGATTTGTTTCTGGAGCCGAAGGCATGCGGAGTTCTATTGCTGATAAAGCATGGGGAAGTATTTCCGGTAATAGGTATAGAGCTAATAAAGAAAGAGGCGAACTTTTAAATAAACAAATAGAAGACGGAGATTTTACAGCAGAAGATAGGGTTTATTTTAAAGGTGGAAAATTTTATAAGTGGACACCTGAAAGTGGAGTACCTAAAAATAGATCTTATAATGCTCAAGAAAGAGCTGATAAATTACGTAAAGATAAAGATTATTGGCAGTCTGAAATTGTAGAACAAATTGAAGACATTGCAGATAGTGAAGAATTTTTATCTGCATTTAGACAATCTGATTTTAAAGATGGAATTAGTTTTGCTGATGCGGCTTTAACAGTTGGTCAATCATTACCACATATAGCTACTGCTGGTGCGGGTGCTATAACTGGTAATCCTGTGTTAGCTTATTTAGGTACTGCCGCTATGTTTGCTCAAATGTACGGTGATAATTATTGGAGTGCTATAGAAAAAAATCTAGATAAAAAAGGATTATCTAAAGAACAATTAAAAGTTCAGTTTCCTGATAAATCTAAGGCGGAAATAGATGAGTTATATAAGCAAGCAGCAATAGGTAATTTACAAACAGGTGAAGGAGCGAATATGGCGCACTCAGCTGCAATGGCGGCTGTTCAAACCGCGCTAGAAACCTATGGTGCTAATCAAGTAATTGGCGGTACACAAAAAGCACTTGCAGGAAAATTAGCTGGAGGTCAATTAACCATGGGTAATTTATTTAAATCATCTTGGGACGATATTGGAAACTGGATGTTAAGAGGAGCGGTTGAAAAAGGTGGTAATGCATTAGAAGAATTTGGTACAGAATTTATGCAAGAAATTGTAGGTCAAATCTCTACAGCTCAACAAGCTGGTTTAGAATCCACAGCTCTTATAGATATGGATAGTGCTTTTCAAGCAGGTGTTGGTGGTGCGTTAACAGGGTTTTTCTTACCATTTTCTGGTTCAGTTATAAACCAAACAAGTACTATGTTAAGACAAAGTGCTAATGATATAGCTTTAAAATATGCTCCAGAAAGTGCTATGGCTAAATCTTATAGTGTTTCTAACGAATGGTTTAAACAAACTACTGAAAAATTAGAAAATGAGTATAAGGATAAAATGGACGATCCTGCTAAAGCTCAAGAATATTATGAAAAATTAGCAGCAATTTCTAATAGTTACAATGCTAGTATAAAATTAGGTTTAATACCTAATATTAAAATTGGTGGATTAAATACTGTAGATAATTTTACTAAAAATATGACTGAAGGTAATAGAAGACAATTACTAGATGATTATGTTAAAATAGAAGAAATTAGTAATCAAATTAGCGCATTAGACAAAGATGATCCACAAGTAAAAGTATTAAAAGAAGAATTAGGCCAAGTACAAGATAGAGCTGCTGAGCTTATAAAAGCAGAAAAAACAACTGATAAAGTAGCTCAAGTTTTAAAAGATGCTGGTAAAACTGAGGACATGATTGTTGTAGATGATATACAGCAAGAAGCAAACAAAAGAAATGTAGCTTTAGATGAAGACGCTGTAACAACAGGATTTTTTATATCTGATAAAGATGGTGGTAGATTTGTAGTTTCTAAAGACATGGCTGCTAAAATGAAAGAAGGCAACACAGCTGCTCATGAATTATTGCATAAAGTTTTATTTAAAACTCTTTATGAAGTAGACGGAGATGGTAATATAAAAGGTAAAAATGTAGCAAGAGGAATGGCTGCCGCACTAGACTCTGTGTTAGATACTTTAGATCCAGCAGATGTAAAAGATAGTAAATTTAAAAGAAAATTAGAACTTTATAAAAAAGATCCAGCAGCTATTAGAGCTGAAGAAAAAATAGTTTTATTTTCAGACGCAATAGAAAGTGGTGATTTAAAATTTAATGAAAACGTATTTACTAAAATAGGTGATCAAATAAGAAGATTTTTACAAGCAGCTGGTTTAAGAGATGTTAAATTTAATAGTGGAAGAGATGTTTATAATTTCTTAAAAGATTATAATGCTTCTATTCAAAAAGGAAAATTAAATCAAGCTCAAAAGAAAATGATGAATGAAGGAGCTGAGGTTGGTGCAGATATAAGAAGGTTTCAAGGAAGTGAAGGTAACTTAGGAAAAGTATCACAAAAATCTAATAAAGCTTTAAACGATTTAACTAATAATTATCAACAAGAGTTAAAACAAAACCCTGAAGCAAATCCTAGTAAAGAATTAAAAGGTCAATATACAGCTGCTAGTTTAGATGCTCTTAACAGATGGGCTGCACAAAGAGGTGTTCCTTTAAATTTTTATACAAAACAAGGTGGTTTAACTCAACAAGGTAGGGAGGCTTTATCAGCGGTAAACAATCAGTTTTCTGATATAATGAGAACTTATAAACCTGTAGTAAATGGTAAAAAAGTTTCTCTTACAACTTATTTAGACAAAACTATTGGTCCTAGAGTTGGTACAGAGTTAGTATCAGAAGCGACTAGAAAAGGAAAACAAGTTAGTCAAGACGTTTTAAATGAAAAAGGTGTTTCATTAGAAACAACTACACAAAAAGATTTTGATGCTAAAGAACAACAAGATACAAGTAGAAAAAAGAAATATCCATCTTCTTTAAAAGCAGTTAGAGAAAATATAACACCTGAAAGTAAAAAAGCTTTAATAGGTACTGTTGACGAAGCTGGTAGAACGACTGGAGCAGCTAAAACTATAATTCAAGGTGTAGGTAAAAATATAAGTTCTGAAGGAGTAGCTAAAGATATTATAGCTTCTACAAAAGATAAATCTGTTATGCAACAGATGAGAAAAGACATCGGAAAATTTGGTAGTGATTCATATAATCAATTTGTTGATAATGTAGTAAATGAAGGTTTAACCAAAACTATTCCTGCCGCTACTATAAAACGTAGACTAGGAAGAAAGGCGAACGTAGAATCAGGCTTAATAGATTATGAACAAACAGGTACTACCCCCACTATTAATGTAACCAAAGAAGGAAAGAAAACATATTTTGATAAACCAGTTTATAAAATTAATAAAGTAGATAATACTAAACTAAAAGAATATTATAAAGCTGGAGAAAAAAGACAACAGTCTTTGTTTAGCATGTTGGCAGAAGGAACTATTGTAGAAGGAATTAGTGATTTAAAAAATGATCAAGCATTTGTTAATAAATTAGGTGACACACTTGAATTAAAAAATAAAGAATTTAAAAATGAGTTAGATCAATTAAAACAAGAACTAACCCAACAAGATTTAAACGCAGAAGAAGTTGCTAAAAAAATTAAAACTAGTAAAGATAATTTAACTAAAGATTATTTAGATAATATAGCTGAACAATTAGATCAAAGAAGCAAAGAAGATACATCGTTAGATGTTGTAAAAGCGAATAAGGCTTTAGTTTCTAAAAAGAATGTAGCTAAATTAAATGAAGCTGATTTAGCTAAAATAATGCAAACAAGTGGTATAGATGTTATAGCTAAAGATTTACCAGGCGAAACAACTGTAACTCCGGAAAATAGAAAAGCTCGACAAAAGTCTGTTTTAAAAAGTATAAAAGACGGAAAAGTTCCTTTTGAAATGCTTAAACTATTAGGACTTAAAAACTTTGGAGCTCAAAGAATTGTAAATAACAATGGTGATTATGAATATGTTTTAGATAATGGTAAAACAATGCTTGGTAATCCTCGTTTGGATAATGGAAAAATTAGAAGAGATAAAAATGGTAAAAAATTATATGATCCTCCAACAGTAGAACAAATACAAGAAGTTCATGGTGAAGGTGTATATCTTCAAGCTAATAGAGGATCTCTTTTTGCGGGTAAAAATGATCCAGCTTATTTAGCTTTAGAAGAAACAGCTAAAGAAAATAGTAAATCTTTTGATCAAAAAGTTTTAGATAATTTTAATAAAGTAAAAAGAATTAAAATAAAAAAAGGTCAAAGGCTAACTGCTGAGATTAAAAAGAAAAACGCAGCGCAAGAAAAAATAAACATGCAAGCGCTAAATGATTTCTATAATATTTTAAATACAAGAGACAAAAATGGTAAATTAGTTATACCTATAAATGATTCAGCCTTACTTATTTCTCAAGCTTACCAAGGAACAACTTCTTTAATAAAAATTGCAGCTCCTTTTGTAGGTGTTTCCGATACATTTGTTAGAGCAACTGATGGTAAACAAGCAAGACTTAAAGAGAATTTTATAGAAGAACACAGTCCACCAGCTTCTTCTATTGGTGCAGCTATGATTTGGGGATTAAAAAATAATCAAGTTGATGCTGTAATGAAAGGAATACGAGATAATTTTATTCAAGTTCAATTATCTACTGCTGATGATAGAAAATTAGATTTATCAAAATTAGATAAAACTTTACCGGAAGGAATGAGTATATTAACTCCAAATGTAGGTATGTTGCGATTAGCAGCTGCCGAAGTTAACGGAGCTAATACTATTAATTTAAATACTATAACTGATTTAAAAACAGGTAAAACTTTTGCTGAAACCGTAGGATTAGTTATACCAAAATCTGAATTTAATAATCCTAGTGCTATTAATTATCAAAATAGATTAATGGTTGATATGGCCTTGAACCCTGAATTAACATTATCTGATTCAAAGAAGAGACTAAATATTAGTATGCCAATACAGTCTTTAAAAAATAATAATGTTAAAAAAGCTAATAAAGCTTTAAACTCAGAAATATTTAATGAGAATAGAACAGGTGAACAAAATAAAAATACAATGGTTAATTCTTTTGAAACTAGAGTTAAAGCTAATAAAGCTTTAAACAAAGAAACAAAAGGAATAAGTGTCTTTGATTTTGATGATACATTAGCAAGAACTAAAGAAAAGGTAATAGTTACAAATCCAGATGGAACAGTTACTGAAATATCAGCAAGTCAATTTGCTCAACAAGCGGATACATTAACAGAAGCTGGCGCAACATTTGATTTTAGTAATTTTGAGCAAGTTTCTACGGATACAGCAGAAGGACCATTAGCGGAACTAGCTAGAAAAAGACAAGGTAAATTTGGTAGTAAAGATATATTTGTTCTTACCGCGAGACCTCAAACATCTGCTACAGCTATTAAAACATTTTTAGATGGAATAGGTATAAACATACCAATAGAAAATATAACTGGCTTAGAAGATGGTTCTCCACAAGCTAAAGCTGATTGGGTTTTAAATAAAACCGCGGAAGGATATAATGATTTTTATTTTGCAGATGATTCATTTGCTAACGTAGCAGGTGTAAAAGCTGTATTAGATGCTGTAGATGTTAAATCTAAAGTTCAAGTAGCTAAATCAAATAAAGCAGCTAAGCTAGATAATGATTTTAACAAACAATTAGAAGAAGTAACTGGTAAAGAAAGTTTTAAAGAATATTCCACAGCAAGAGCAAGATTAGAAGGCAAACAAAAGGACAGTGGATTAATAAAAAGATTTTTAAAACAATTTACAATTACTCCTTCTGCTGATGATTTCATGGGATTAATGTATGCTATGATAGGTAAAGGTGAACAGGGTAATAGACATATGAAATTTATTAAAGATAATTTAGTAGATATTTATAATAAAGCAGAGCAAGAATTAATGTCAGCAAAAATAGCTGTAGCTAATGATTTTGCAGCGCTTAAAAAACAGTTTCCTAATTTAAAAAGCAAGGGTTTAAAGAATCCTTTATTACAACCTATCGGAGTAGGTCCTTATACAAAATCTCAAGCAATGAGAGTTTACATGTGGAATAAACAAGGTATGGATATTCCGGGTATGTCGAAGCGAGATATAAACGCTTTGGTTGCTGCGGTAGAAGCAGATAATGAATTAAATGTTTTTGCAGATGAGGTTATATTAATTCAAAAAGATAGTCAATATCCGCCTCCAAGTAGAAACTGGTTAGCCGGCGATATTAAAACAGATATATTAGAAGGTTTAAACAATACGTTTAGAACTAAATTAATGGCGGAGTTTAATGAAAACGCAGATATTATATTTTCTGAAAAGAATTTAAACAAAATAGAAGCTTTATATGGTACTAAGTATAGAGAAGCTTTAGAAGATTCTTTACGTAGAATGAAATCAGGTACTAACAGACCGAACTATCAAGGACCTGGTTCTCGTGTAGTTAATGAAATGCTTGACTGGTTAAATTCATCTGTTGGTGCTGTAATGTTTTTTAACATGAGATCTGGTTTATTGCAGACGTTATCTTCTGTAAACTTTATAAATTGGGGTGATAATAATTTTATAAATGCTGCTAAAGCTTTTGCTAGTAAAGAGTATTTTCCTACAGTACTAAAATTAATGAACTCTGATTACTTAGTAAATAGACGTGATGGTTTAAAGATAAATGTTAATGAAGCTGAGCTTGCTGATGCAGGTAGAAAAGGTGGAATAAAAGGTATGATTAATTATATCCTTGATAAAGGTTTTGCTATAACAAGAATAATGGATAGTGTAGCTATAGCAACAGGTGGTGCTACATTTTTTATTAATAGAAAAAAAGCTTTATTAAATAGAGTAAATGAAGAAACTGGAAAATTATATACAGAAGCTGAAGCAGAAGCAAAAGCATTTGATGATTTTTATGCAATAGCTGAAGAAACTCAACAATCAAGTAACCCTAGTAAAATATCATCTCAACAAGCTAGTATGGCTGGACGTGTATTGTTATCGTTTCAAAACGTAACAATGCAGTATAATAGAAAAGTTAAAAAATCTATACAAGATCTTTATAATAGGCGTAAAAAACCAGGAATGACTCAACGTGAAAGTGATCTTAGTAATATGTCTAGTATAATATATTATGTTGGAGTACAAAACCTTGTGTTTAACGCGTTACAACAAGCTTTATTTGCTATGGCTTTTGAAGAAGAAGATGAAAAAGAAAAAAATAGAGCAGCAAATGTAGCTAATGGTATGGTTGACTCATTATTGTTTGGTCTTGGATTTGGTGGAGCTATAGTGTCTACAGTTAAAAATATAGCTATGAGAGTTGCTGATGAATCTCAAAAAAAGACTACAGATTATGAAGATATTATATGGGATGTTTTCAATGTTTCACCAGTATTAGACTCTAAAATTCGTAAACTAAGAACTACAGCTAAAACATTTGACTGGAATATGAAGGAAATAAAAAGGCGAGGTTGGAGTTTAGATAACCCAGCTTATTTAGCTGTTAGTCAAATAATATCTGCAACAACAAATATTCCTGTAGATCGAGTATTAAGAAAAATGATGAACGTAGGACAAGCTTTTGATGAAGAAACTAGAACATGGCAAAGAATTGCACTATTACTTGGGTGGTCTGGTTGGAATGTAGGTTTACCATATTGGGGTAGACAAAGTACTATTGAAAGAGAAGCAGCAGAAGACGAAAAATTAAAAGAAAAATTTAGCAATGATGTTCGTAAAGTAAAAGAACAAGGTTTTACTAAGCGAGTACCATTAACTGGTCCTAAGGCGGGTAAACCATCAGGAGTTTTAGGAGTAGATTATGTACAAATAGAAAGACCTGATGGTCAAATCCAATATTATAAAAAACCATGAAAAAATTAATTATAATTTTATTAGCGTTTACATTAACGTCTAGTGCACAAGAAACTAGAAAAAAATGTATTACAATTACAGAAGAAAAATTACCCAACTATAAAGTAAAAGTAATTAAAACTAATAACTGTGTAGAACCTAAAGAAATAACTGTTCAAGTTTATATTTTTACTGAGTGGGAAAAAGAAAAAAGAAAAAAACGTAAAAAAAGAAAAAATAAATAATGAAAAAATTATTAGCTATTATTTTGTTAATAAGTTTCTCTTTAACTGGTCAAGAAAAACAAAAGAAAAATTTATTTAAAACATTTTATAAAGATTTTTTAGAATATGGAACCCTATATATAGCTGGTGACATACAAAATCCTAAGGAAGAAGCAAAAGATTATTTTGTAAGAACAAATCCAGATGGAAATTTATATGCACCACCAATAATTGTAGATGGAACTGACTATTATGACTATGATTATAGATATGGTTTTGGTATAAGAAAAATTGCAAGGTTTGATTATGAAATCAAAGGCAAACAATACTATGATGGGACTGAATCTAACACTGCTATGACAGCTCCTAACTCATCAATTAAAGGTTTAGAGTATGTTATACATATAGAAAAAGAAAGATCCAGAGATGAAGTATTTCAAAATCATAGATATTTTATAAAACATAGTGGAAAATACCATATTGTTAAAGTAGAAAGTAGAAAACAAGGTAAAGTTAATTTTGATTATAAATCTGCAGAAATTAGAGCTAAACTACCTATAGGTAAAAAGTTTAGTATATCTGCTGGAGCTATATATCGTACACATGAGCGTCCCTATGGTTATAATCCAGCGGAAATATGGTTGAACGAAACAGATAGTAATGGTTGGCCAATTAATCAATGGTATCAATTAGGTTATCAATATGGTTTTACTGATCAATCTGTTATTATAAATATTGATGGTGAAGAAGTGTATGATTGGTACTGGTATAATCCTGCGGGTGAAATCGTAGCTTATAGTGATTTACAGTTTCGTGATACAGTTTTTGAATCTTTGTTGAATCGTTTTAATGAAGAGGCTTGGGAAGAAATTGACGCGTTTGGTGTAGTATCTCCTGTGCTCGGTTTTGATTTTTATCATTATAAAAATGATTTTTGGCTTCACGCTTATGGATCTTATTTATTACCATATCATAAATATGTACAAGGTGACGAGGCTTTTAGCTATCACAATAGAAATAATTGGGGTTTAGGAGGATTAATAGAAGATGCCGAAAAAGAACAATGGGAAGATTATCAAACAGGCGTACAGTTTGGATGGAAATTAAACAAAAACATAGGTGTATTCTTTGAAGGTGAATATACTAAATTTTGGGATAGTAAAATATATAACAGTTCAGTGGGTCTGAATATAACATTAAAATAAATAATTATGAGTAAATTTTCAAGTCCATTTATGGCAAAAAGTCCTTTACACAGTAGAAAAGGAGACAAAGTGTCTTGGAAGTACGGAGATGGTACATATAGCGGCACATGTTTAAATGATGATTGTAGTAGAGCAAGAACACATAACGGTAAAGTAAAATATTTACCTAATAATAAAAAAGATGCGTAGATCACCGTTTTATATAAAAGAAGAAGCTTACGAAAAGCAAAATAGAGAAATGCGTAAAGAGCATAAAGAAGAAACTGGCAATACCTTAGGCGATAGACAAACTTCTGGAACAGGTCCTAGAAGAGTATCCTTTGCTTGTAGATTTGCTGGTATGGCTGGAGCATTAAAAGACGCAAAAGGCGAACCTACTAAATTAGCCATGGCTCTTAAAAAGTGGGGATTTGGAAGTAAAGAAACTGCCAGAGCCTTTTGTAATAAACACAAAGAAAAAAAATGAAATTATGGAAAATTGTCCTTTATGTGGTGGCCATTGTGGCCTTTGCTAGTTGTGGAACATACACACAAGCACCATCAAACACTATTAAAGTACTAGCGGTTACGCAAGAAGGTGATACTATTCAACTTGATGTTAACTCGCTAAGACCTAGGGTATATCAAAACATTTATCACACTTATCCTTATTATTATAATTATTGGAGACCTTCATCTTATTATTGGGGAGCACCAGGTTATTATTATGTAAGGCCTAAGCCGGTAGTTGTAAATCCTAATATACCTAATGTTACATTACCAAATAATAAACCTACAGGCACGTATAATAGACCAGCAAATGTAGGGACAGGACCATCTTTATCACCAAGTTTAAACACACCATCTAACAACACTATAAATAAATCAAATGGCAGCACCCCAAATAAGCGAAGAAACTAAAATAACAGTAGATCTTAAAACAATAGGCATGATAGTAGGTTTTGTAATTACACTTGCTGGTATGTGGTTTGGATTACAGGCAGATATAGCTGAAGCTAAAACATTACCAGAACCAGCTATTGATAGAATCGAGTATGACTTAAAAGACGAGTTGATACGTCAGACAATTATGGATACTCAAGAAGATGTTGAAGAAATAAAAGAAACTATTGATAAAATAGATGAAAGATTGTACGAGATACAAAGTAAACAAAGATAATGAAATATTTAAATATAATATTACTATTAATATCATTTAGTGGATTTTCTCAAGAGTGGATTACTGATGATAATTTTGATAGTAAAATAAACGAAAGACAGGCTTTTGGTGATGATCAATCAAAACCTGTAATAGTAGAGTTTTACGCTAAGTTTAACGATGCTAATAAATTTAGTGATTGGAATAAATTAGAAAATGTTATATATTATAGAGCAGATATAGCCTTTTGCCCTATAGCTAAAAAGAAATATAGAGTTCGAATGGCTCCTACATTAATTATATACAAAGACGGAATAAAACAAACGGTATTCAAAGCTGGACTAGATTTAGAATTACCGGCAAATTTAAATCAAATACAAGAAGCAGTTGATGAGGTAAACACTGCCAGCCAATTTTAATGAAAAAAAGAAAATTAAACAGTACAAATCCTAAATACTATTCTGTAAAAGAAGAGAAAGTTAAAGAACGTAAAGAATTAATTGCTACAATAAATAAAGGTAAAAATCGTGATATAAAAGTATACGCGGTTTTTAGCGAAATAGAATAATGTGGAAAATAGGTTTTGAATTTGAATTTAATAAAATAAAAAAAGAACATATAAGATCTACAGATTTTATTGAAAAATGGGTAAATGATAAAACCTGTTACATAGAAGCTGTAACTTATCCAGTTGAATTACTACCTGATAATAAAAAAAGAAATATAATATTTAATTTAATAAATAAAGATAGTATTATTTTAAACGAAGGAATATCAGGTAAAAACTGTGGAGGTCATATTACTGTAAGTAAACAAGGTTTAACAGGTAAAGAACTTTTTATAAAATTTAAAAAATTTATGCCTTTACTTTATTGCATATACTATAAAAGATTAAAATACAGAAGCTGTCATAGAAATGTTTTTTTAAAAGAAGGTGAAGATAATAAATTTTGTACAGTAAGAGTAAAAAAATATTTACTAGAAATTAGATTATTTCCAATGATAACATCTATTAATGATGTTTTTTATAGATATAAATTAATACAAAAAATATCTCATGCAATTGATCATGGTTTAAGTTATGAAAGTTTTTTAAATAGCGTTAATAAGCTCGTAGATAAAAGATATAGAGATTTTTCTTATCATTTTAAAACTATGATAGAAGAACAAAAATCAAATAAATTTGTAAGAAAATACTTGATAAATGAAAATAAGTGATAATATAACTTACGCAGAAGCAATACATTCTAATACTGCTAAAAGAAAATGTATAGATAATACACCTAATCCTACACAAGTAGAAAATATGAAACTTACTGCAGAAAAAATATTCCAACCTCTTAGAGAGTGGGTTGGTGGACCAATAAAGGTTAATTCATTTTTTAGATCACCAGAACTTAATGAAGCTATTGGTGGAAGTAAAACCAGTCAACATTGTAAAGGACAAGCAATTGATATTGACGATGTGTATGGTTATAAAACAAATGCAGAAATGTATGCATGGGTTAAAATGAATTTAGATTTTGATCAAATGATATGGGAGTTTGGTACAGACATGAATCCTAATTGGGTTCATATATCATATGTTTCAGAAGAAGATAATAGAAACAAATGTTTAAAAGCCTATAAAGATGATATGGGTAAAACAAAATATAAAGTAATATGAAAAAATTAGTACAAGGAAGTGGATTCAAAATGGTGTCTCCTTTCAAATTAGATAATCAAACACAGACAAGTGAAGATTTTGATAAAGATTATTCTGGAACCGAAGCTGTAGATTTAGGAACTATAAAACCTAGTGAGTTTACTAAACAAAAAACAGAATTAGAGAAAGGATATGTTGATGCTGGTAAACAAAATGAGTTCATGAATGAACATGGAGGAGAGCATAATGATTTTTATTATAGTCCAGGAGAAAATAAGATTAAATCTGGTGCTATTGAATATCCTGAAGAAATGGAAGGAATTTCTGAACACTATAAAGGTAAAAATTGGGTAAAAAATATTGAAAGTGGTAAATAGGATCAAAATATAACGGGCGTACCATACCCGAAGATCCTGTAACAAGAAGGGGAACTCATTGAGCTCCCCTTTTTTTATTATCCGTCACACGCAACACATTCTTCCATAGCCTTTGCTGCTATGTCCCCACGTAAGACTGACTCAGTTCTCATATAATATAATGTTTTAATTCCTTTTTTCCATGCATCTAAATGAACTTGGTTGATCCATTTAGGTGTTGCTTCAGCTGGAAAAGCTAAATTTAAACTAACTGATTGATCTATGTATTGTTGACGTATACCTGCTTGTCTAATTAATTCTAATTGATTTATTTCTTTAAAAGTTTTAAATATTTCTTTGTTATCTTCGTCTAATTCTGATATATCTTGTACTGAGCCGCCATCTGCTAAGATTTTGTCCCACGTTTCTTTGTTGTTAATACCGGCTTTTTCCAAAACTTTAACCAATGTAGGATTTTTCCTAATGAACGTTCCTTTAGCTGACTGTTCCGTAAATACATTAGCTGCCCAGGGTTCAATGCCGGGAGAAATATTTCCAGAAAGTTTAGAATTACTAACAGTGGGAGCAATAGCGCGTAAATGGGTATTGCGA